GTTTTAAGGTTAATAGTAAATGTACCAGCATTACCACCCTCGATACCACTTAGTGATTGTGTAGATGGTGATTTAATAGTTTGAATTTTTGTTCCATCTGCTTTTTGGTAGTTTGCCCAATTCACTTTAATGATATTGTTGTAGTTATCATACCCACTACCAAACTTATCCTTTATTTTGAAGCTATACTTTACAAATTCTCCACCATCTTCGTATGCAGCTGAGGTTTGGATTGTAGTTCTCTCTACACTCCAATCAGCAGAAGTAGAATAGGAAGCATTTCCTGCTTCATCTTTCCACCAAGTGTATTGTACATCCATATCATCTTCTGATGTATTTGCTTTTGGATTAAACTTATATCCAGTCCAATTGTTTCTGGCATAAGATGCACCTGTTGGTGCTTGTGAGGTACTTGAGATGTAAGATAACAATTTGTTGTTATATTCGAAATCAAACTGAGCCAATGTTAAATCTCCTCCATCTTGTTTGTTGTATTGGAACTTCATAATTAAAGTATCCCCTACTTTTGTTACTGTATTTACTGGACTATAATTTATCTCAGCGGGGTCATTCTGACCAGATACAGATAGTGTAAAAAATACACTAATTAATAATAATAAAATTTTTTTCATAATAAGTCCTTAATAATTTGCTCACATACCTTTTTTAAAGCTATACTAGCAGTTTGTTGATTAAATGTTCCGTCTTGTGCAACTACAAGAGTACTAGTAGAAATCGTTTTACTCGTTCCTTTTTGAACAGTACTTTTTCTAACCTTTCCCTTGACTTCTAATTCACCAATTGCTATAATCTGCGTTAGTGAAACATCTTTGTGAAACACCGCAACTGATGTTCCAATATTTTTTATATCAAAAAAGACCAATCTTACATTTATTTGCGTAGATGCTTGGTCTGATAAATCATAATCTAAATCCATTAATAATTCTTCGAGGATATTCTTTACACCAACTGCAAGGTTTCGGTTACCTGCAAACTTACCCATACGGATTTCGTTGGTTACTGAACCGACCTTTATGAGGTTGTTATCACTTGTGTGAATCTCGTTTGAACCAGTCGGTAATAAAACAAAGATACACAAAATGAATATTTTAAATACATTTAATGTAGCGTACTTCAAAGTAATCTCCTATATTAATAGATTACTGTAACTAATTAAAGAAACGATTGAATGTAAACGTTTTGAATAAAACGATATTGGTATAACTGTGAGTATTTGGTTATTCGTATAACGAATTCTATTACTCTTTACACAAATAAATATAAGTATTAAATACTAAAAGGTAGGTTTATTGAACTTTTTTTAGTTCTTCTGTGAAGTTTGATTGTGCAATTTTTTTAAATTCTTCTCTTCTATCATATACAGATATATGATTCAGATAATGTGAATTGTTACGATATTTGTAGTTTTCGCAAACTATGAGGTTTTTTATTTTAAATTGTGTAATGATTTCATCTTTTTCTTGAATTAACTTTTCAGATGCCCACATTAAAAAGGTATCTTCGTAACCATAGTGTCCAAAAGATTTAGGAACACCCACTCTTCTAAGGAGAGAGCCACTAATACAAGTAAACCAACCACCTGCAAATTTGAATCTTGGTTGTTGATTTGCTGTGTTATGAACTGTTTCTATGGAAACATCACCTTTCACACCACTATCTTTATAGGGGTCATTTGTTTTTTGGTAATTAATTGGTTTATCTAAAAATTCTTCATTTACTAAACAATCCCAAGTATTATCCCAAATTTTTACGATTTCAGGTGTGATTACTGATAATGGATAATCTTTATTTATACCTTGAATAGAAGATACAATATAAGATAGGGTTCTTTCTTCAAATATAATATCAGTATCTAACCAAATAAAGTAATCAGCATCATTATGCTTATTGAGTGAAAATCTTCTCTGAGATACACATCCTAATATTTCTTCAGATACTTGAAATGTTTTTACACACCAATCAGTATGATATGATAACTTTAAAAATTTATCTACAAAGTATTTTTTATTTATAGATGATTTATTCCAATCAACCATTTCACCTGAAGTACATAATGTTACATCAAGATTCCAATCAATTCCTTTTGGAGAATAATATTGTGCCCTACGAAGTTGATTTAGAGTATTTTCTAATTCATCAATCTCGTAAGGCAAACAAAATATGGATATTACTATTTTCAATTTATGATAAATCTACTTGTGATAATACTGAATCCCAATTATCAAACTTGATTCCTTTATCATCAATATATGCAACTGCTCTTGGTTTTTGTGAAGTTACTTTAGAAACGTACTGATTTAAATCATGTTCTTTTAACCATTCCCAAATTAATTGAGTACCACTTTGTCCATTTACTAAACCTCTATCTTTCCTTGCTTTTGCAGAATATACAATTACAACATATTTCTCAGATAGTTTTTGTAATGCTTCTCTTGCACCTTCTACTGGTTCATCATAAACAGTTCCATCGTGGTATCCTTTTGAGTTCTTGTGAATAACACCATCGAAATCTACACCGATGTTTACTAATTCATCAGGATAAGAATGTTCTCTTGTTGCAGATGCACCACCTTGTCTATTTAGTAATTCTAAATCTTCTGGTTTGTTTTGGAAAATAGGAGGACAAACTTTACCACTACCATGTGTAAGTTGATAAGTAAGTAATAATGTAAGTACTTCTGATGTGTGATAATACTCAGCACCTAATACAACTTCTGATAAGTTGTTAATCTTTTCTGGTATTGGAGCTGATGTAATCATTGCAATTTGCATTCCTCTTGATTCACCATCTTCTAATGCTCTCATGATATCAATTGATTTACCACTTGATGAGATACCAAGAATTAATGTTTTCTTTAATTGTTCTGGTGTTTGAGATACTGTTCTCTGTCTTACCCAATGAACCATCCAATCATCAAACGAAGAATCGTTGATTAGAGAGGTTGCTACAATGGCACTACCAGGTGCCTGTGCATTCTTTGTTCCATTTGATAACCTTGAGATATCAGTTGCTGCATGGTCTGCAACTCCTAAGTTTCCACCATGTCCTAATACAAATATATCAACACAATCGTTGAATTTTTCTTGTATATCATTCCACTCTTTTGTATTGATGACTTCTAAGAATTTATCACCAATGTTTTCGAAATTTAATCCTGCCATAATTATTTATTTTGTTTTAATTTATATATTATTTCTGCTGTTTGGAATTCAAAAGGAGTGTTGATATCTACTCCCTCGTATTCATTAAGTATAATAAAATTTGGTTTATCACCAATAACTCGTGATTTATTTTTCATTATATTCTTATCTACAATTGTTATACCATAATTTATCATTTCAATATCAGGTAAATCCTGTGAATTTGGTACATTATTTAAATCATAGTTAATAGGTTTACCATCTAACCACAAATGTCCTTTTACCAAAGAAGTTGAAGTTAAACTATCACATTCTGAATTCATGAATTGGTCTATAGCCTCTTCATGTTTTTCAGAACTAATGAAAGGAGAACATACAGGTGCCAGAAATATATAATCAGTATCAGTTGTTTTACCAATATGACCATGAAACTCAGAATTAGAAGCTTCACTACTTGCAAAGTACTCTTCTCTTTTCTTTGTTTTTACACCATATGATTTTCCTATTTCAATCATTTTATCACAATCACTATTGACTATGATTTCATCTATATTACTAACCTTTAATAAAGTTTGTAATTTTAAATCCAATAAGGTTGTATCACCAAATGGTTTAATATTTTTATTAGGTACTCTCTGAGAACCTTTACGAACCGCAACTACTGCTGTAACTTTTCCTTGTTTCATAACTGTCCTCCATTTACATCAATTACAGAACCATTAAGATAGTTTGAAAGTTCTGAACATAAGAATACAATTGGCCCTACTTGGTCATCAACTGTACCTAATCTTCTCAATGGAATATTTTCACATAGTTTATCTTGTTCTTCTTTTGTCATCGATTGTTCTAACATTGGAGTAAGTGTTTGAGATGGACAAGTACAATTTACATGAATACCTCTTGGTCCTAATTCATGAGCAAGTTGTCTTGTTAATCCAATAATACCTGCCTTACTAGAAGTATAATGAACTCCACTTACAATACTTTTATTTCTACCAGCAATTGAAGAAACATTTACTACCCTACTTCCACTTTTCATTAATGGTATGGATTTTTTAATTATGTAATAAAAGGAACGAAGATTTGTATCAATTACAGAATCCCATTCATCCATTTCTATTTCTTCTATTTTTTTACAAAAGTTTATACCAGCAACATTTATTAAGAAATCAATACCATTATGTTGAAGGCCTAAAATATCAGTTATTGCATCAAAGAATGTATCTATACTTTCCTTACTTGAAATATCTACTCCATCTTTTCTTGAAACTCTGATTACTTTTGCACCAAGTTCTTCAAACTTATTTGCTACTCCTAATCCAATTCCTTTAGATGAACCAACAACTAAAGCTATTTTATTTTGAAAATTAATCTTCATATATGTGTTCTACATCTGGTTTTGTAATTGCTAATCTTGCCGCTGGTTTATCACCAACTGCTGTAATCTTATGCCATGTGTTAGCCTTTACAACAATTATATCTCCTTGTTTAACTCTACTAACTTCTTCTTCAATTTGCCATTCATATTCTCCTTCAAGAACAACCCAACACTCATCAGCATCAGGATGATAATGTAATCTGTTTCCTTCACCAGGATTCTGTTTGATTATAACTCCACCAAATCTATCATTATAAACTACTCGAACTGCCCAAGAATCTTTATAACCTAATTCTTTTTCTAGTGTTGGAATGTTTATTGTTTTTGGATTTTCAAATTCATGACCAGCAACTAATAAGGAATTAGTTACTCCATCATCTTTTAATACTCTTTTTACATTACTATCTTGTTTCATATTAAGGTATTTGTTATACAAATATACGAAATTTATTTGAATTATACAAATAAATCATCAAATATTTTTCGTTCATATGCCGTTATTGCTGAGTTATATCCCGCATTATATATTTTTTTACCTGCTTCTGTAAAGTATTTTACTGCAGTTTTATGTGTTGCATTCATTCTATTAAACTCAACTTCACCATTTCCAATGGATGCATGGTAATCAGGATGGAAATGATTTATATCACCTTCTGATGTATTTGTTGTGTTAGTTGCTGTTATCCAATTAGAATCACAACCTATTACATACACTTCATCAAAGTTCATATAATATGCCAATTGTAGTGCAACATTCATAGTAGTTCCACTTTTATCCAATCTTTCTACGGCATTAGTTGAAAACTGTCTATCATCACCACATGGATATTCTGTAATAGAATCTAAATAAATTGTTTTTTGAGGAAGTTTTCCTTCACCTCTTGTTTCAATAGCATCTTTAAATTTTCTCCAAATTATAGGAGTTGTTTTTTCTTCATTTGATGCATTCAATATGCTCTTAGACCACTTATGACCCCACTTAGAATCTTGACAATTAGAGGAAGTGAATATATAGTGAGTAGGTCTCCATTTAGTTGTTGGATATAATAACTCAATACGATTCATTCCAATAGAGTATTCATTTTCCAACAAATCTAAGTTCATATTATTTAAAGAGGGTCCGTTACCTACTAAAAATATTCTTTTTCCTATTCCGATATCTTTTAAATCAAATATTACATTCATAACTTTAAAAATTCTATATAATCTGAACAAACTCCATAAACATCAGTTGGTTTCCAATTCTCAATATCATATCGACTAAGTAAAGGTATGATACATTTTTCGTTTGCCGTTAATATATTATGAGCCCAAATATGATTATCACTTATTATTGTGTACTCCTCTTTTTGATGATAGAATATCTTTAACTGCATAGGGTTTGAGTCAACTTGTATTAGTTCAGTTAAAGAATCAAAATCTTTACAATGAATCCATAAGTGGTTTCTTCTTTCAACTAACCACTCTAATTTAATTGGATAAATAGGTTCATCATGTCCTAAATAAAAACCATCTTCATCCTTCCATATATCAATTTCAACATCATAACCTAATGATATAGCCTTATCTATATAATCAGGAGTATTTTCAAGTTGTGGATTTTCTCCATTTATATTTCCTCTATGTGATATTAATTTCATAGTTCTTCTATCCTTTTTGCTCTATCATCTATTAATAAATCAAATAAAGGCTTTTCACCACAACTTAAGTGGTGGTACTTACATTCCCAAGAATCTAACTGTTCTTTTGTTAAATCAAAATAATTAGCACCTGATAAAGAACCTCTTGCGGTATAGTAAGTAACTTCCCAACCTTCATCATATAGTTTATTTATCTTATCTATATTTTCTTTACTAGGAATTGCCAATTCATAGATTCTATCATTTTCATAAAAACAAATAGTTTCATCTATATCAACGAATACTTTTTGTTTTCCTGGATTATTTTTTCTGTGTACTTTCATGATATCGTTTCCAATAGTTATAACATTCTACTGCATCTTGTTCTGATTTTACTTGACCAGAGTTAAGTATTGTTACCCATGCTTCAAAACTTTCTAATTCACTTGGTGTTCCAAATACTGTTACAAATTCTGTATCATAATAACCTACTCTAAGTTTCTTTTCAACTAATAAATTATAAGCAAGTGTTACATAATATTCACCAGCATAATTTATATCTCTATCTATACTTTCCTTGAAGCATTCTTTCATAACTCCACCATTTTTAAAATAGTAAACACCAGTTGAAGCATGCTCATCCATAGGATTATCAGTATAACATTCTTTTTCTTTAATCTCTTCCATTAAAATTCCATCTGTTTTTAGGAAAGCCATCTTAGTTGAGTTTAAAGTATGTGGATGTAATCCTGAATGAGTAAGGATACAACCATCTAAGTTATTATCCTTAACATATTTTTCAAAGTGAGATTTATTCCATATCAATGGGTTATCACAATAACACACAATAACTTCTTCATTATCATCTACTAAATCTAAGAAAGGCATTACAGTAAATATAGGGCCTTTTTTATGATTTGGTAATGAAACTACTTTAGATTTTGGTGATAACTGATTTAGAATATTTTTCATATCAGTATTTTCTATATGTTGGTCATTACATATAAAAACAATTTCATCATTTTCATCAAACATATCTAGGATATATTCTATGATTCTTTTACCATTTACTTTTATGAGTGGTTTTGGGTCTTCGTATCCTTTTTGTACAAATCTATTACCCGTACCTGCCATCGGAATAATTACTTTCATTTGTTTATTTTAATTCTATATTTTTCAGATTCCATATTCTTTAATTTATTTATTTCATCTGATGTTAAACGATTAGCGGTTAAACCCACTTCTTCTTGTATATGTAACATATAATCATTTATTTGAGAATTATCATCTGGTAATATTGCTGCATCAGGATACAATATACAATTTTTATCAGTTTTATTAATATTATCTCTAAATGTTTTAAATGTTTTTGAATTCCGTATCAACCATTCTTTACATAGTTGATTTATTTTTAAACTATTATTAAATACTTCTGTAAAGGAATTACCACAACAAATTAATCCATGATTTTGTAAGAATATAATTTTTTCATTCACATTCATGGCTTCTGCCAATTCATCTCCAGGTGTTACATAATCCACATAATCAAAATCATAATCCTCACATATCTCACTAATAACTTCTTTAGATTCCTTTGAACATAATATAGTGTTTACATATATAGGATGAGTGTGATATACAATTCGTTGGTTTATCTTTTTATGAAAGTTTAATTCCATCGAAGGTCTTTCGTTATTATAAACTTTATCATTACCTGTTACAGAATATCCTCCCAATATATGTACATCTGACATTGTTTTACCCGATGAGGTTATAATTACTTTATCTTTGAATTTATAAGATAGATTTCCACCAGCACCTTGTATAAGTTCATATTCAAAAGATGATTTTCTACAACACAGTAAAAAGTTTCTATGAAGATTGTAAAGTTTTTTAAGGTTTGCCATCACTTCACATCCATATTCAGTTTTACATTCGTATTCTAAATCTACTGATTTATCCTTTTTCTCTGTAAAGGTTACAATCACATCTGCATTTTCTTCTTGAGGGTGAATATATTTTATCTCATCCCCTTTTCTCATATCTATTGCAGATAATACCTGTTCTTTCGTGTATCCTCTTTTTTCAATATCTCTGTTTAACTTCCATTGATATTTTAAATTTTCTTCGGTTTTAATGTAGATGTTTATATCAGCTCTATCACATAAATAAGAGTCATAAAGAGAATGCAATCCTTCATTTATGAATACATTATAATCGGGTTTAATTTGTACATTATTTACAAACTTACCAGTATCGTGGTCATAGTGATTTCTATATACTGTTTTGTTTTCTAATAAATTAAATATTTGTTGTTTACCTAATTCTAAATTATTAGCATCAGGATTTAAATGAGTTATAGTTTTCCAATTGGAATCATTTCTTTCCCATTTATGCAAATCATCTCCTTTTAAATGATATACACCATCAAACAAAAAAGATAAAAAAGTAGTAAGTGTAGTTTTTCCAACACCAGAACTACCTCCCACATTTATTAGTTTACTTACCATCCTATTTCGTATATTTTTTTATTAATATCTTTTTCAAAATATGGATATCTAACAAATTCTTTCTTTTGACCTGTTGGAATATTTTGTTTGAAATCTTCAGTCCAATTCTGTGTCCAAGTTTCTCTTGATAATCCTTTAGAATGAGTACCACCCCACTTCCATGTAAAGTAGTTCCAAGCATGTCTAGGATAGATACCAACTCTTGAAGCTTGCCAAATACCAGTTTGTTCCCCATCATCAGGTCTTCTTTTTAAATCTTCAGTAATGTTTCTATTTCCTGGTACATCTAGTGTAAGGCTGGGATTATTATTGTAAGTTATTCTATGCATAATATCATCTACATAGGTTCTTTCTTTATTGTTTTGTATTGAACGAATAAGGTAATCAGCAAAATGATACTGAATTCCACAGAATCTTTCATCATATATTCCAACCTTCTTTATATGTTCTGGTGAAAAACTGATAATATTATCACCATATCTACCTTGAACATAATCAAATTTTTCATGTAACTTTAATAAATTAGAACACCAATTTTTATCACATATTGCATCATTTTGGAATCCCACTACATAATCACAATTTGGTTTTGATAAATCTTTAAATCCATGTATTACTGCTTGATTCCAACTTTCACTTAAATTACCATTTGACCAATCGGGTCTTCCTTCATTTCGTATGAGTGTAACTTTATCAATATGTTCTTCTTTTAATTTTGTTGAAGTGTGATTACTGATAACGAATATCTCACCATTACATACAGTCATAAAATCAGATTGTAAAATGTAATCAATAGTTTCTGCAAGAATATCGTTTCTCTTATATGTTATAATATATAGTTTTATTTTTTTCATTCTACTTCCAATATTTCTTTCATTACATTGTCAATTGATACTCTATTATCATTTAAGTAAATTTCTCTTACTAAATCTTCTTGTGGTTTTTGTTTATGATTACCATTAAATTCACTTTTAACTTCATCACTTACTTTTTTAAATTTATCATCACTTAATTTCTTATAAGATTTTCTCCAACCATCTCTAAACCAAGTGAAACCTGTAATATGTAATTCTTTTAAATCATAACAAAGTAAATCCATTATTGTCATTGTACCTGAATTAGGTCTTGTACCTAACATTCTCGCCACCCCAATATAATAATCAGTATCAGCACAATGAAATGATAGATTCCATTTTTTGTTTTCTTTTTCAAATGAAGTTACATCACTATAAAACGAATTAATATATTTTGGATACGGACAAGAAACAAACACATTATCATCTTTCATTTCTTTGTAAAAAATATCACCACAACATTCTGGTGATGTATGTAAACAATGATAATGAATATCAGTTCTTGAACCTAGGTCGGATTCTAATCCCTCTTCAATTGGAAATCCTTTATTAACCCTAACTACAATATCATAATCATCTATTTCTTTTCCCTTACCACTTCCTACAAGTGAAGGTGATGGGCCTACAATTATAACTTTTTTATCTTTAAGTAAATCATTATATTGAGTATCATATTTTCCCTTACTTCTTATTGATAACCAATTTTCATAAGTAAAACCCAATGGATTATCATCTGAAGGTTCTGTATAAATTTTATCTTTGTACATATTATGAATAGATTGTTTTAGTTGAGGATTTCTATCATACTGATGAACGATTACAAATGGTTCTCCTTTTTGATTTCTGATTAAATCATCTACGATTGGAGTAGGTTCTAATAATTTATCACCGAAGTGGTCTTTCTTAATTAGAACAGTTCCAAGTTGAGTTGCAAATCCATCTTCTTGTGGTGTGAATTGTACAATATCTTTATATTGAGTTTGGTTAATTAAAACATTATATGCTGCTTGGTCTGATAACTGGTCTGGATTCGAACTTGTTAAACTCCATCGGTAAATGTTTATAAATAAATCTCTGATGTATTCTTTATCACCAGCAATAGTTCCTGCACAATGTGATGTTTTATTTTGTAACCATTCCCATTCCATAGGGAAAGATGTTCCTGCATTTGTAACTGCCCATTCATCATCTTTAAATGTAATACATTCTGAACAAGCTATAATTGGTTTAGTTTTGTTCTTATTTAACCAATGAGATGGATTTGTTTGAAATATAACATCTTTAACATCAGTCCAAATAATTCTATCACAATCAATATCTTTTAGAAGATGGTGTAAATCTAAAAATCTCTGTAAAATAATATGTTGATTTAACTGAGATTGATAAACATCGAAATGATTTGATTTTAAATAATTGATTACATCTTGTGATACATCATATACTAACATCATTTTACCACCAGTATAACCACTTCTTTGAATTGATTCTACCCAAGGTTCGATATCTGATTTGGAGTATTTAGTAATACATCCTACTAGTAAATCTTTTTTAGAATATGGTTTATTCACTATGTGTATGATTTTATTATAAACTTTTTATATAATCTTCCAATCTATCTTTTGGTTTCCATCCCAAAATCTTTCGTGCATCTTGGCAGGTACTACGAGTTTCTCTGTAATTACCTTTTTGGTCGGGTATATGAACTGATTCTATTTTAGGATATCTTTCTTTAAAAAACTGAAACAATTCTAATATAGAATAACTCTTCCCTACACCAAGTTCCCATCCATCATTATGAACCACATCTTGATTCCAAACTTTAATTAATGCATCTACAATATCATCAACATGAATAAAATCTCTTCTCTGATGCCCATCTCCTACAATAGTAATTGGTTTACCTTCTTCAATCAATTTTCTCCATATACCAATTACGTTACCATTTTTTATATCTAATGATTCATTAGGCCCATACGCATTGTAAAATCTACATATTTGATTATGACCATCGAAAGAATTTCTATATAATCTTAAAATTTCTTCACCAAGAAACTTGTACATAGCATATGGTGAATCTGTTGGGTCATTATGTTTTGATGATGAACCTGCATAAATAACTTGACAATCATTTGCTTTAGACCATTCCATAACCGCAGATGTTCCAACTACATTTGCCCTAAGTGTTTCAGTAGGGTCATCAAATGATGGTTGTACTCTTGATTGTGCAGCTAAATGAAAACATATTTCATAATCTCCTTTGATATATTCAATTGTCTCAATATCACCCTCAATATACTTTACACCTTCAACATGATTTCTTTTATCACCAGTTGAGTAATTATCCAAAGATACAACTTGACATCCTTCTTTTACTAATCTTTTTATAAGATTAGAACCTATAAATCCTGCTCCACCTGTTACTAATGCTTTCATTATTCTACTATACCTATTAACTGATGTTCATTAAAAATTATATACTTATTTCCATCAATCTCAATAGTATTATTTGCATGAGATTGTTCATATATAACACTATCTCCAACTTTCACAGTCATAGGTATTCTTTCTCCACTCTGAGAAAATATTCCTGTTCCTATTTCTACAACTTCACCATAAACTTTTTTACTATTTGTAGTTGAGTTGGATAAAATAAGTCCTGATTTTGATTTTTCTTCCTTGATTTCGCTTGGTTTTACCAAAACTCTATCACCTAATGGTTTAAATTGTTTCATAAAATTCGTTTTGTTTTTCTTGTTTATCTATTTGTTTATAATGGTACAATGACCAAACTTCTTCAGCTGGGAAGTTTGAAAAAGTATCATATCCTGTTAAGGTTTCGTGAACTTTATTTCCCCACTCTATATCATCTGTTTTTTTATATATTCTTAATTGATAATCTGGCCAATTAACCCATCCTTTATCATTAACATTCCATCTCCATTTATCAATATGTTCTTGAGTAATATCTTGAACAATATTAACTCTTGGTACAAATATAACATCAACAGGATTTTGTTCTATCAAAGTAGGTAAGTGTTCTATTAAAGCAGCATTTGGAATCTCATCCGCATCAATTTGGAAAATATAATCTCCACTACAATTTGATTTTAAATTATTTTTAAATGTTGCAAAATCTTTGTTAAGAGGAAATCCAATTACTTTATGATTTTTATGCATAGAATCCATTAATGTAATATAATCTTTTACTTCATCTGTTACAGATAATTCATCATATTGAATTAGTATTTCATCATCTGGTCTTATATTTAGTTGTAAGAAATTAAGAAGATTTGTTATTTCTTCTAACTCATTACAAACTGTTATAGCGTAACTAATCTTCATTTGGTGTATCTATTTCTGATTGTTCTTCTCTTAGAATTTCTCTCTTTTCAGGTGGAGTTGTTTTTTCTCCGAAAAGATTTTCTAATATATCTTGTTCAAATCTTATTTCATATACATTTGTAATTTTATTTAAGATATAAGTTCTATAATTATTAAAATCTCTACGATATAAGTTTTGATTATTTTTTATATGTGCATCAAAAAGATTATTACCTGTTCTATCAAATTTTTTCAACATTAATTCTAATCTTAAATCAGAACTCAATGGTAATCTTTTATCTCTCAATTTACCAATCAGTTGAGTAAAGTGTAATGGATTTATTGGATTTAACTTTATACAATGTATCTTATCTCCAACAATACCAATTACAAAAACATATCTTGATTCTTCTGCCTGTTTAGTAGGTGGATTACCTCCTTTATATGTAGTAATACGATAAATATTTCTTGGTCTGATTTGAGCTCTTGGTACTCTTTTTTCTGGTTTTAAAAATTTAGTATATTGTCTTGTAAAATTTGCCATTATAATTTATTAATAGTTGGTAATTTCATTTGAATGTGTTTAGGTTTTTGTTTAACTTTAACATACTTCTCAAGTATTTCACCTAACTTACTTGTCATTTTATCTAATGTAAAATTGTTATTAATATTACTTTTTAGTCCTTCTGATTGTTTCAAGTATTTGTTATAGTTTTTATGTACATCATAAATCTTACCTGCTGCTTTTGAATAATCTACATAGAACCATTTTGATTCTTTAAGTAGAAATTTATTTTGTGCCGTTTGATGTACATCTTTCAATTCTCCTTCTAAGTAAACTGTATTTTCTTCTGGTAAGAAATCTTTATATCCGCTCCAATTAGAAACTAATATTGGTTTACCTGTTGTTGCAAACTCTGCAAGTGGTCTACCATAACCTTCACCTTTAGTGAACATTAACATTGCTTTTACTTTTTTATCATTATAAAGTGAGTTTAGTTCTTCTTCAGATAAATCTCCAAATACTAAATGAATAGGAGGACATGAATCACCATATTCTTTTGTAACATTATTTAATGTATCTGAGATTTTTTCTCTCTCACCTACCGAAAATCCAGCATGAGATGTTTTAAGAATAAGACCAGGTTGTTGTTTCTTCGGTACATCTCTAAAAACTGTACAGAATGTTTTAATCATCATTCCTACATCTTTTCTATCATGTCCTAAATCACCACTTAACCAATGTCCTACAAATAAGAAATTAAAATCAGTATCAACTGAATCTAAAATGGATTTAGATGATTTACCATTAAATATTGTAGTATCAACACCTTCAAATAAAACAGCACAAGGTTTTTCTAACTTTAATTCTCCTGTTTTTTGTTTTGTGTTTTTATCAATCTGAGTATAAACTGTCTTTACAAGAGTGTCTTTTGTAAATTGTGATGGAGTTATAATTAAATCCATTTGATTAGAACCTTGTAAAAAGTCTTGAGGAGATACTGTTGTTTCTACACCAGCAGTAATACCTATATTGTACTCTCCTACTTTCTTAAATTCATTTGCAACAGATATCTGTATAAAAATATCTGGTGTTCTATCCAAGTTAGTTACGAGACTTGATAGAACTTTTTTACCAAACTCAGTTTGTGGATTGATTTGGTCTTGTGGAGTATTTCCCCATCGTGTTGGTACAATTTTAACATCGTACTTATCTAATTCAAATAATGATTTCAAGATATCTCTTGAATGGTCACCATAACCACTTCTTGTAGCAATAGGTGCCTGTAATACTAATATTGGTTTATTCATTGTCTAATTCTCTTAATCTATTTTCTTCTTCGTTTCTCAAACATCTTTCAATTGATATTTGAGTTAGTTTTGTTACTTCTTCTAACTTTTCTGGTTCATGAGGTGAATTATAACATTCAAATCTTATAGTTTCAACTTCATTATCAGATAATACCAATACATGATAATCAATTGATAGTTCTTTTCTATCATAAATTGCTTTTCTTGATACATCAAATTGTCTAGGATTCCAATAACCTGGTAATCTAACTATAAAAATTGGTTTACCCATTACCTAATTTTATAAACGTTAAACTTTTTCTTTGGTTTGAAATTCTTAAATGTGGTTTCAATTCCATCAACAAGTGTTTTACACATATTTTTAGAATTCAATCCCATTTCACCTAAAAACTCAGTTCTACCTTTCTTACCAGCTTCTTTTCTTTCTTGAGGTGTTTTATCATACCAATATCTGATTGCACTTGTTACATCGTATATATCTACCTTATCATCTATGATATATGGAGTAGGAATAGAACCAACTAATGTTTGAACTCTTGGCCATACTGGTTTTACCCACTCACCATGAGTTACTTTATCTTCCCATTCTCTCCAATCATGAAGTGAACCAATTTGTTTATAATCATCGGCTGTAAGATATTTTTTAGTTGATTTCTTTTTGAATCCACATTGGTCTTGTAATCCACCTGTAACATTTACAATGATAGGAGTTTCTGTCATTACCGATTCTGCAGTTACCAATCCAAATCCTTCGTTACCTGCAATATTAATTGTACAATCTGATAAGTTATAAATCCAATTTAATTCATTTTGGTTTACCCTATCTGTTGAAAATTTAATTTCACAACCAGGTGCTATTCTATTAGCAACTTCTATTAGATTTGTTCCATTTTGGTCAACAGGATTTGTATGCATTATTAAACAAGTTTTATCTCTATCTTCCTCTGGTAATCCATCTACAAAGTTTTTATATGCCCATATTACATCAGATGGTTGTTTTCTTTTAATGTTTCTATTCATCCAAAATAAAACAAACTTGTAATCTTTATCACCTAATAACTGTTTTTTAAACTCAGCTGGTACTTCTGTTGGTTTATATGTATCAGGATTAATACCATGTGGTACATAAGATACTTGCCAATCTTCTAAGGGTTTGATTGTTTCTGAATCTATATTACCAACTCTACTTACTATACCATAGGTTTGTCTTGAGATACATCCCAACCAATCACATGATTCATAATAGTTTCTATTGTAATGAGGGTCTGGTAAATCATCCCATATATGATAAAATAGAATTGGAATATTTTGTCTTAGTTCCGCTTCCATCTCATATAACCATCTCCAATATCTTGGGTCTGTAAAGTGTAGAATTGCATCAGGTTGGTGTCTCATGATTAATTCTCTAAGAATATTAGCATCACCATAACCAGTCCAAGGAATGATTTTTAGTGAAGCATCTTCTACTCCACTAATTTTTCGTGCATCTGCACCTAAATCAATTTCTTTACCTTGGTCAGGATGTTTAACCGCTGCTCCTAATTGAACCCAATCATATTTATCAAAAGTACCAAAAACTAATTCTTTAGATACAGTTGCAATACCAGATGACATTCGTAAATCATCAGATAGTAATAAAATTTTCTTCTTTTTACTCATATAACCTTAATTAATAATTTTTTTAAATGTTTCCGAATCTTCTCTTAGATTTCCAAATCACTCTTTTCGTACTACCTACCATTCTTTTCTTAGAAACTAATTCATTAAAATTATCTCTAAGTTGATTTAACTGAGGTCCACTTGCTTTTTCTGTACTCATTTGTTTTTTTACTTTTTTTTAAAATTGAGAACCACTTTCATGTAGGTTCTGGTAACTATTTATTTCACTTCTAAATGTTTCATCTTCAATATACTTATCAACTGAACGATTTACTAGTTTTTGTAATGTGATGTTTGAATCAAATGAAATCCTTTTGAATGATGAGTAAATATCTTTTATGATTTTTACTGTTGTTAATTTTGTTTCTGCCATAACTCTCCGTTTTTTAATGTTATTATGTATAAATATATACAAATATATAAAACATTAAATTAAATCGTGTTTTTTTAAAGCATCTTTTTCTAAAAATATAGTACAACTCCATCTTTCACCTGATTCTATTGGAGTAACCCAATGTACTTGAGCATTTCCAAAGATACATACATTACCAATTTCTTGATTTATAAGTATATCTTTATTATCATTAACCCACAATTCTCCACCACTATATTCATCAAGTGAACCAAGTTGCATCAAAATTGTGTAATATCGTTTTCTACCAAGTTTAGTCTTTCCTTCTGAAACATCATCTATGTGTGGTTTAAATTCAAATCCTTTTGGATATTTTTGAACAATCATTTCCCATCCTAAATTTACAATTGGTAGATTTAACTCACCAACCCAATTTAGTATTCTTTCATTTATCCAATTATATTTATTCGAAGAGCTCCAAGGTAGATGTTCTGCTAAATTATGGCCTCCTTTAGGGTCATGTTTTCCATCATTCATATCAGGATGATATGTACCAATAACTCTATCTTCTAGTTTAGTAACATATCCACGAATTTTGTGAATCTCTTCTTTAGTAAATAAAACCTTTTGATGTAACATCTATTTTATTTTAAGTCCATGCAGAACACAAACCTCTTTCTTTAAACTCACACCAATCACAAGGTTTACCTTTGTTGGTAGGAAATTCTGTTTGTATTATCTCACCATTCTCACCGAATACCGAATCAACAAATCCCATAAAGTTTTTCCAAGCCATATTCATTGAAGGTTTACCATTTGCTGGAACGAACTTAGATATTCTTGGTATAGGGAAATCTGCTCCTTCCCATAACTTTCTTTTTAGTATTTGATATTCTACTTTTATTTTATCCAAAGGTATATCATACTTTTCAGAATAGAATTTTTTGTATAATAACATCTGAGAGGTTTTTACTTTATCATTCTTTTGGTATTTGTTCCAACCTCTTGTTGAAGTTTTTAAGTCAATGATAATATAATCTTGTGTAGTTTTATCTTTTAGAAGTACATCAATAAAACCAATGAAATGAACACCAGGTTTAATCTCAGCATTCAATCTTTGTTCTATTGCTACAAGTTCAAATCCACTCTTAGTGTATAACTTATCTAATTTACTTGTAAAGTACTTAAGTATTTTCTTTCCATCATCAAAGAATTCTACTAATTCTTCTTGGGTACATGGGTCATCTTCACCCATCTTATCTTTGTACTTCATGAAATGTTCTACAAGTTTAGAATGTAACATCTCTTCTAGGTTTAGTTGTAATGCCTGTTTTTTAGTTACATTATACATCACATCTAAGAAATGTTGAATCACTTCGTGCATAGCAGAACCAAAGATAAGATGAATATTAGCGTTACTAATACCTAACTTATCAATGTAATTTAATTTGTATTGTTGTTGGCATGAACTATACATACCATACTGAGAATAACTTACTCTTGCCATACTTTTTATTTATGTGATTCAGTTGATACTCCATACTTCACTATATTGAAGTCTTCTAAACTTAGAGATTCCCACCAATCTAGTGATACCTCTTCATCATCTATGGATATAGAGAATTCTTTATCATAACCACCATCTTCTGTTTGAGGGTAAATTATTCCTTCTTTTGTGTCAAATACACTTCCTACTGATTCTAATACTATTAACATACTTTTATATTTTAATTATCACTCATTTACTATGTAAATATACGAAAAAAAATCGAGACTGCCAAATATTTAAACCTTTAATTTTAACTTAGTTATTTGTTTTTTATCAATACCATATTTCTCACAAATGTACTTTATATTTTCCCTACCTTCTTTCGTTGAGTAAAGTATTTCACAATAATCTTCTGCCTCTCTAATTGAAGAATTAAAATCTTCTTTTAATAAATCAATTAACCAAGATTCATATTTATTAGATTTTTTTCCTTTTGTATATTTTAAAAAATATCTACCTTTTGGAATTAATCCTATTAAAGCAAGATAAAGTTGTTTGGGTTCTAATACTTGTGTATAGGGTTGTATCTCTGAAAGAACCTCAATCCAATCAGGATTCATAGAAAGAAAACGATGAACCATATAGTTACTCCATGTTTTCTTATCATCATCTTCAAGTTTATCCCAATACTTAGGGTCTTGAAATTGTGTTACTGCTTTTATATGGTCAAATAAAGATTTAGCCATTTTGTTTTAGTTCGTTTGGTAATAATTCTTGATTGATTTCACCACAATCACCACAAAGATATAATTCTACTGGTATGATTGCATCATTTTTTGTACCTGTAACTATCTTAGAAATCTTTAAGAACTTAGTACCTGGTATAAACACAGTACCACCACATTCTTGACATTTCATTTCTGTTGCCTTGGATAAATCTATCTTTGGTTGTTGTGGAGGAAGTCCACCACCATCATTCATTCCTATAATTTTTGCCATAGTTTATTTATTTTTAATTTTATTAATAACTTTCTTTTCATTATCCTTACCAATCTTTTCTGCTTTTTTTAATTCATCATCTGTAATTTCTTTACCTTGTTGTTTTAATGATAAAGAAGCAAATCTTTTAGTATGATATGAACTGAGAGGTTTAGTGAATTGTTTTAAATACTCTGTTTTAGAATCTAAGTACTCTAAGAATCCTTCGAAATCTACTTTACCTAATTCATCTAATTCCTCATCACTAAGAGGATTATTTGGGTCGTATTTATAAGGTTGATACATAATATATTTTATTTACTATGTAAATATACGAAAAAAATACCAATTATACAAGCAATTTTGATAAAACTTTTGTTACTATTTCTTTGGTATTTCCAAATTCATATGCAATTGATTTACCATTTTTGAAAGCAACTAACATTGGTATATCTGTTAAATCAACCAACTTTCTACTTTTTGGTGCATTATCAGGATTAATATACACAAATGGTATTTCTTTATGTTCATTCGAAACTCTTTCAAACTCTGGTTTAAGAACATCACAATATCCACACCAATCAGTACCAAACATTACCATAAGTTTAGGCTGTGTTCTTAATAGTACATCAAGTGAATCTGTTTCTACTTTTATCATAATAAAGGGCCTGCACTACCACATTTGATTGCGGCTTTCATTCGTTGTTCTTCTAACCAAGTTAGATAGTTCCAAAGTTTCTTTAATTTCTTTATCATAATATACCAACTATTTGAATTATACAACTCATAAAGGTAATTTCTTTATCTACTACCAATGCATCTTTGTGTTGTGATTCAGAAAGAATGAGTATAATATTTGATGTATTTCCACTACCATAATCATCTACCTTTTCATATAAGAATGTGTAAAGTTCTGTAAAATCTTGTGTACGAGAATCAGCAACTGCTTGTCTAATGTTTTTCCACTTGTTAGGTTTTGAATCTTTACCCTTAAGAATCTCAACTACCTTTGATTTTAAATCAGAATCAATTACAGAGGTTGTATCGAGTTTTAATTGTCCTTTAGATGAATTTAACTGACAAGTATTAATAATCTTTCTAATATCAGGATATGAACTATCAATGATAGGTACAAGGTCTTTTGGTTGAAAACCCACACCTTCTTTACCTAAAATCTGTGAGATTTGTACTGCAACATCTTTTTTAGTTGGAGGTACAATCTGAAACTCTTGTGTTCTACTTCTAATTGGTGAGATTACTTTCTCAACATAATTACAAGTTAGGATAAATCTACAATGTCTTGAAAACGTTTCCATCAAGTTTCTTAAGATTGCCTGTGCATTTGGTGTCATATAATCAAACTCATCAAGTATGATTATTTTCATATCTTTGAAACCAACAGTTGAAGCAAATCCTTTTACTTTATTACGAACTGTATCTACATTGTTTTCATCAGATGCATTTATAATGATATGGTCACAATCAATTGAATTTACAATTAACTTTGCCAAGGTTGTTTTACCTGTACCTGCTTTACCGAAGAATAAAAGATGAGGGATTTCTCCACTTTCAAGATAATCCTTTACCTTATCCTTTAAATGTTCATTACCAACATATTCTGTTAGTTTGGAAGGTCTGTACTTCTCTACCCATAGAGAGTTGTTTACCTTCTTAGTTGTGTTATTATCCTCGAAAAATGCCATTTATTAAAATGTAGAGTTTTTTACTTCTTTACAAAAAGAACTTAATTTTTCTAATTTAGTAATGATAGATTGTTTTCTGTTTTCATCAATACCTCTTTTTGATTCTTCATTTAATTCATTAATGATATCACCTAATGATGAAGCCACCACATTCAATCCATCCTCTTTTGAGTTAAGATAATGTTCAGCTATTCTGAACTTATTTGCTATTTCTTGTAAGTTTGCCATTATAATTTATTTTTGTTTATACAAATATACGAAATTTATTTGGACTTTCCTAATAATTTCATAATTTTTTTTACTGTTTTCGGCCCAACCTCTATTTCATGATAGGGAACGTTGTTTTCTTCTAATACTTTTTTACACAATTTATCTATTTCAATTGATTGTTCTAACTTCTGAAATCTTTCATCGTCATTGTGTATTGTTTCACCTCGTTTTAATAAGATATTGATACTATCATATTTTTTATGTAAATCAATAACTAAATTATGGAAAGGTTCTCCATAAAATTCAGCAGGATATCCTTCTGTGTAATATCTGTGGTAAATGGTAGAAAATAAAATTGGTGAATCAATTATTATATAATCTACTTTACCATAACATTCTGCAATTCCTCTATGTTGGTTTGCAAATACATAAAGTTGGTCTGATATCGCTGGTATATTGTGGTCCCAAGCTAATCTTTTTGGGAACTCATAAGGATTATTACAACTTATGTGTTTCTTTTTGAGTTTGTAAGTGATACCATTTGCTATTGAAGATTTACCAATACCTGGTCCACCGAATAAATTAATTAGTTTGCTCATTTTTAAATATAGGGATTTCTACCATTTTGTGTTTGTTCTGATGGTGAAACTTTTGGTAAATATTTATTACTTCTTTTTGTCTTTCTGTTATAGGCCCTCCTTTATATTCCATAGCCCATTCTAATTCATCATATGTTGCACCAATTTGATTTTCATCTGTTCTTCCATCATCCCATAAACCATCTGTTGGTGGTGCATCAATTATTTCTTGGATTATGTTTAAAGATTTTGCAAGTTCTCTAACTTCTGATTTCATTAAATCAGCTATTGGTGAAATATCTACTCCACCATCTCCATACTTTGTATAAAATCCGATTCCGAAGTCTTCTACTTTATTACCAGTACCAACAACTAATCCTTTGTTCATAGTTGCTACATGATATAAGGTTGTCATTCTCAATCTTGAACGAGTATTTGCAAGTGCTAAATTATCATCTTCGTTTAACCACATCAATTTAAATGTTTCATATGTTTGAGTTAAATCGAATTCTAAGTTAATAACATTATCAAGTTGCCCTAACCACCACATATGACTGTTAGCTCTTTTTAGTTCTTTTTCATTTTGGTGAATTGGCATTGAAACAAGAATAGTGGGTTTCCCTGTCATCGCACATAGTGTTGAAGTTACTGCCGAATCTATTCCACCACTAACTCCTATAACAAAATGATTTAGATTTGAAGATTCTAAATAATCTTTTAACCAATCTTTTATTTTATTTCCAGTATCCAACATCTTTTTTAAACCATTTTATGTTCCAAAAATATAAATAATTTAACAAGTTTAGTTTAATAAAATTCCAATAACCGAATTTAAGAAACCTTCTATTATCTTGTCCAATATATTCATTTACTATTTTAAATTTTGATTTTGATATCTGTTTAGATAACCAAAAATCTTCTGAGTTTTGTAAGGTTTCATCAAATCCTCCTAATTCATTAAATTTCTTTTTTGAAATTAAGAAGAAACATCCTGTACAAAATGTGATTGGCATTATTTTTCTAATCCAATCTAATATTTTATAAGTCCAAACTGATTTTTTATCATCAGATGTAATTGATTTTTGTTTACATGAGATAATTTCATAATCGTTTAGATATTTTTTGACTTCTGTAATAACTTCTGAACCTTGTAATACAGAATCAGCATCCATAAAAAGGATGTAAGGGGTATTTACTAACTTAGCACCATTATTTCTACCTTTTGGTGTATGACCACCTTCTGTTAGTTCTATTTTTAATTTTGGAAAATCATTTGATGCTTTATTAATATATTCTATTGTTTTATCTGTTGAATTTGCATCAGAAATAATAACTCTAGTTCCATTTATTTCCTTTTGTCTTGAAATTTGCCAAAGTGTATTGTAAATATATCTCTCCTCATTATAAGAAGGTATTACGATAGTTAATAAGTTATTGGTATTTTTCATATGATAATAAAAAAGGGGGAAAATTAATCCCCCCTTATTTTATAAGTTTTAGAATCTTACTTTTAGAGAAGTATTGAACGTACGTCCAAATCCAAACCATACTGAGTTTCTAGTATCTACACCATTCCATGTTTCTGAAGCATCTCCAGCATGAATATTAGTGTTTGATTCTGCAATATAGTAAGTATCAAACAAGTTGTTTACATTAACTCTAAATGAAGCATCAGAACCGAATAACTCAAATCTGTAAGTTGCTCCTAAATCAGCCAATCCATAAGATGGTAATTTTAAAGCTCCTTTGTTACCAGGTTGAGTAAATTCTGAATCTGTGATTGAATAATCAGCATATAATCCATCAACGAATCTATATCCCAAATCAACTCTTAATCCTTGAATTACTTCGTAATCTGCTTCAACATAAGATGTGAACTGAGCCGCATCTCCTACTTTAGCATCTTTCAAGTACAATGTACCTGTTCCGATTGATTGTTGATTATCATCAAATAATTCTGCTGAGAAATCATTAGTATATCTCCAATCACCGATTGATAACATACCTTTTAATCTCAACTTATCTGTTGGGTTATAAGAAGATTCAACTTCGATACCATTGTGTACAACATCGATATCTTTAAATTGAGCTGAACCATCTACACCTTGTTGGTTAGATAAACTTCTTTGAACGAATCTATTACCCCATATAGTAGAATATGCATTAACATTAACTCTAAAGTTATTACCAATGAAACCATATCCTAATTCGAATGATTTAATTTCTTCATTTTGTAAATCTTCAGAAATTGTATTTCCATAGTTAGGGAATACTGCTCCGAAGTTTGGTTGTCTTGAAATTACACCAGCATTAAAGAATACGTTTTGTTTATCATCAATGTTGTAGTTTGCACCACCTTTAAGATAACCTCCACCTTGATTCTTAGTATCTGATTCTGGATTACCTGGTTGGTCAAAGTAATCAATTCTTTGGAATGATTGATTAGAAGTACCTGCTTGTAATACAGCTGATACTTTTTCATTGTTATATTCAACTAAACCATTGAATCCTTGCCATCCAACTTTACCAACATTGTAATAATCAATTTTCGGTCCTTTTAAACCAGTACCTTTAAATGGATTTGCTTCCACCAAAGTATTGATAATTTGACCAGCAGAGTTTTTATTACCTGTTGAGTAATATCCATCTAATCCCATAAGGTTGTTCACTACTCTGTAATGATAACCTGTATAGTTTCTTAAATCGATACCTACTGAGTATTTCCAATTTCCACTTTCATATTCTAAGTTAGAGATTGCTCCAACCCAGTCATGAGAGTTCATAGATGCTCTTCTAATAAGTGCACTTCTGTTAACACCATCATCTTGGAATCCATTAGAACCAATTAACTGACCAGCGAATGGTAAATCACCACTATAAGGGTCTGTATTTGCTTGATTGTATGCAACAACTGCATCAAAATCAATAAATCCTTCAGGAGTTCTTGAACCTCTACCATTTTCTAAGTAGTGTTCTGTAAGGTCTTTTCTGAAAGGTAAGATATCAGTTTCCGAGTTGTAGTAATTTCTACCTCTTGGTCCTGTTCCACCACCTCTACCAGCTGAACCATATAATGATGTAGCTAGTTTAAGGTTATCAGAAATATCCCAATCCCAATTCAATGTTGCTAATGGTTTGTTATAGAAGTTTCTTCTCATTGAGAATTCTTCACCATTTAAAACACCACCATTGGAGTTCCATCTTCTATCAATTCCTTCCTCACCAAAGTTTTGGTAATCTCTAATAGAAACCCAAACATCTCTTTGGTGATGCCATTGTCCAGCACCTAAGAAAGAAAAGTTAACAGAATGGTCTGAATCTTCAGGTGCATATCCTAACGCAAAGAAGTAAGTGTAACCTTCTCCTTTTGTGTTATAGATATAACCATCACCTTGCCACTTAGAAAGTAACACAGATGTAGCCCATCCATTATCAGATAATCCTGTTGATACAGAAGCAGTAGTTTTAAAGTACCCATCATTACCAAATGATTGTTGTACCGATGAACCTTTTTTAGCCTCTGCAGCTTTTGTAAAGATTGATACAGTTCCACCTACTGATGGTACTGCTAATCTCGAAGCCCCAAGACCTCTTTGTAATTGGATACCACTTGCAACATCAGTTAAACCTTGCCAGTTAGACCAATAAACCCATCCGTTTTCCATATCATTAACTGGTTGCCCATTAATAAGGAAAGAAGTGTTTCTTTGGTCAAATCCTCTTAAAGAGATTCTTGAATCACCATAACCACCACCTTGTTTGGTAGCGTAAACTCCAGGAGTTTTATTCATGATTTCAGGAAACTCTTGGTTACCTACTTTTAAAGCAATTTCTGCAGGTGAAATAGTTGATACAGCAACAGGTGTTTCTCTCACCTTCGCAATATCAATTACACCAGAAGTTACTACAACCTCACCTAATTGATTTAGGTCTGGTTCTAAGTAGATTTCCATAAAATCATCCACAGTAGAAACAACAAATGCAGTTTCATACCCTAGATAGGAGATAATCAATTCTTCTCCGTTTTTAACATCGAGTTCAAATGTACCATCAAAACCAGTTACAACTCCATCCGCCGTTCCTTGAACGATGATGGTTGCTCCTGGTAGAGGGTCATTAGTTTCGATGTCTAATACTTTCCCACTAACTTGTGCAAAAGTAGTGATACTCGTTAAGAGCATCAATCCAACTAATAATAGTTTTCTCATAATAATTAATTTTTGTTAATTTAATTTAATTGTAACCTAATCTTTATAATAAATGTGGTTTAGCTTCGTTAATACCTGAATTAGTAACTTTGACATATGGTGGATTAAAATCTTCCAAATCTTTAGCGCCACCATAAGATAGTGCAGATTTCACTCCATCAATTAACCCATTCACTATGAACTTAACTCCGCCCTTGTAGGGAATGGTTGTAGATTCACCTTCTACGTTTCTGGTCTGTTGACCATGTGTTACTTTCGTTTCTAACGATGCAGAACCTCTATATCTCTTATAAAGACCTTTTTGAGTTTCAACAATCTGACCTGGTGCTTCATCAGTACCAGCGATTAATGAACCCAACATAACAGAACTCGCTCCAATTGCTAGAGCTTTTGATATATCACCACTTGAACGAATACCTCCATCAGCCATAACGGGTGTTTTCGCAACAGATATTATATCTTCCAAACAACTTACATTCGGTACACCGAATCCTGTCTTAACTCTCGTAGTACAAAGTGAACCTCCACCGATACCGACTCTTAATCCATCAGCACCCCAAGATTCTAATTCTTGAGCCGCCTCTTTTGTAGCGATATTTCCAGCGATTATATCCACCTTATCATCAAGGTTATTTTTACACCACATCAACATTTTTTCAACGTTTTTGTGATGGCCATGAGCTACATCAATAACGATAATGTTACAACCACTATCTACTAAAGATTTAGCTCTATCTTTATCACTTTCACTTACTCCAATAGATGCCATAATTGGTATATGAGGAATTTCTGAATGCCAATTATCAACCATGACTCCCCATGATTCAAATTGGTTTCCCCATTCTTCGGAATAAATTCTGTGATATAGTTCTTTGATTATTTTTGATTGTTCTTGTATTGTATTAAATCGATGGATACAACCAACTCCACCGAGTAAAAATATTTTATATGCCATTTCTAATTCACAAACTGTATCCATCGGAGATGCTACAATTGGATTTAGAATACCGTATCTTCGTGATACGAGTGTTTTTAAATTTATTTGAGTACGAGAGGGAATTTCTGAGTATTGTGGTACTAACTGAATATCATCGTATGTTAGATAGTTTTTCATTAACTATTACTTTGATTCGTATTTGTTGAATAGAAGGTTATACTATCTGTGGTTACAGTAGTATTTAAAAAATATGGATTATCTTCGTAATTCGTAAAATTTATATTATAAGTTTCACTCATCTTTGTATAAGTATTTAAGGTTTGTAAAAAACGAATATTGGTTCAAATTTATATGCCTTTCCATCGTACTGAACTGCATTCTTAATTCCACTCTTAGAAGGGTCTAATCCAACCATTCGTGTCATTAACATTTTAAGTTTTCCTTTATATTCACATCCTAATTCATTTAAGATATCAATTGAATCTTGTTCCAATGGATAGTAGGTACTTTCACCAATCTTAATATCTGCAATATTCCATAGGATATACCTATCGTTTTTAAGATATTCATAAATTGTTGTTAAAGTAGGTTTTAAGAAGTTATCTCTCCAATCTTCATACTCACCATAAGCTTTGAACGATTGGTTCTCATCTTGTGAATATTGTTCTCTATTAAAGTAAGGAGGTGAAGTAAATGAAATATCTAATTTACCTTTATACTTTTGGAACTTTGGATTGTTTTTAATTAACTCCGAACCATCTTGAAATAACTCATAAGTGTTACCTTGCTTTTCTACATCAAAGAATGATGTAAGTTTATCTGAATAATTATCTACACAATTATCATTATAAAACTTAGCCATGTACTCATAACGAGAAATACCTTCTTCATCTAAGAAGTTATCAGGATTAGGGTCTGTACCAACGTAATGGATTTTCTTACGAGAACTCATTGCTCCTAAGATTCTACCACCCCAACCACTTGATGAATCATAAATATGTAATGGTTCATCTGTATCGATATGATTAGTATAGTTTTCATAAATCCACTTTGCAGTTAGTGCAGGGAAGTTTACAGCTGGTTGTCCACAACTTAATCTAAATACTTGTAATATCTTTGGAAAGATACCTGAATCTTTTTCATACCAACGTATTTGATATGCATAGTTTTGTGTTGTACCTGCTTCAGATGTCCATGAAGATTCAATTCTATCTATATTAGATAATTGAGTATCTGTTAAGAAACCATCATCTTTTAGTTGTTGAACTTGTTCAGCTTTTAGATAAAGATTTTTAGTACCAATATACTCTTCGTTAAAAGTACCATAATTTTCAAGAGTTCTTGTATTTACTTTTGAAATCCAAATAGCTAAATCTTTATATTTTCCTTTGAATACTTTACCATTGTAAACATCTTTTATAAAATCAATAGCACCTTGTCCATTCCAAAAAGGATTCTCATCTTTTTTATCTACAACAGAACGAGACCAAGAATACATAGAATCTCTCTTTACTGCTCGTTTCATTATATGAACAAACTTATCTTCCATCGTTGAGTCTGAGAAATGGTCATAAATAGATAAACCATTATCAGCAGATTTACCAATTGAAATCTTAGTTTTTAACATTGTAGGAAAAAACTGATTTACAACTGATGCATCTTTATTAAAGTTTTTAATGATACCCAATGATTCATCATCACCACTTAAATCCTTTTCCCAATAATCTGCTGGGTTAGATTTAAGTTTCTTGAACTTTTCAATAATACCATCTTCATCTCTACCAATTACTGGTGGAGTACCTCGTTCATCCCATTGTTCAGTAACTTCTTTACGAAGTAAACGAGCCCATACCACAAACTCATCATCAGTCATTTCTAACAACTGATGATAAGTAGTATTGGAACTAAACTCGGAAAACTTACTTCTTTCGTAAAAGTGTTTGTTACTCATTAAGATTGAATTTCTACAAGATAATAATTTGATTCGTAGTTATCGATTGAAAAAGAAATATGTGCCAATCCTTGTGATGAAATCTTTAAGGTAGCATCTGTTGCTTCTTTGTTTGCAACTAGTATCTCTTTTAAGTATGTAGCTGAGAAAGAAATTGGGTCTACTTTATCAGTTGTACAAGTACATTCAACATCGATGTTAATTCTATTTGTATTGATATTAGAATATCCTAAGATAATCTGGCCAGAACCTTCTTTACAAGTAAATGTAAAGTTATTCTCATCTTGTAAAGCACCTTTTGCTTTGATAAACTTGTTTATAAAGTTTGAATCTAATTTAATTTCTACATTGAAATCAGGTAATTGTTTCAAATCTGGTACATTAGGGATAACAGATAAATCTGCTAACATATAATTTACATTTGTTGAACCATCTTTGAATTTTAAAGATACTGGTTTCCCATCAATATCATTGATTGAGAAATCTACATCGTTACCAAGAACTGATAACATTTTTGTAAGTTTAGTTGTATCATATAAACCAAACTCAGAATTTGAACCTTCGAATTCACTCATTGATACTGTTCCTAGAACCGATTTATCATCTGAAATGAAATTAGTAGATAGTGAACCATCTTTTGATTCCCATTTTACAGATTCTACTAAACCTGCAAGGTTGTATTTTGATACAAACCTATTTAATGACTGTTTTTCCATTGTTTATTTACTTAATTATAATTTATATTTGTACAAATATACGAAATTTATTTGAAACCACCAAGCTTTTTCGTATTTATTTTACATTCCTGGCATTTGCATCACAGGAAGTTGTGGTTTTTCTTCTGGTTTAGTAACTACCATACACTCAGTAGTTAGAATCATAGAAGCAACAGATGCTGCATTTTCAATTGCAGTTCTTGTTACTTTCTTAGGGTCAATAATACCCGCTTCGAACATATCAACAAATTTTTCATTCTTAGCATCATATCCACCACCATTTTGTTTAATGTATTCTACAACAGTTCCCTCAGTTACACCACAGTTTCTTAGAATCTGTGAGATTGGTGAAGCTAATGAAGTTCTAATAATATCAAATCCTTTTTGGAATGAATCTGATTCATCTAATGGAACATCTCCTAACGTATCTTGAATTTTAAGTAATGCAATTCCACCACCTTCAACAATACCTTCTTCGATACCAGCTCTTGTAGCATGAAGTGCATCATCTACTCTATCCTTTTTCTCTTTCATTTCAATTTCAGAACCAGCACCTATATAAAGAACTGCAACTCCACCACTTAATTTAGCTAATCTTTCTTGAAGTTTTTCTGTATCATATTCTGATTCTGTGTTTTCAATCTGAGCTTTTATCTGTTCGATTCTTGTTTTGATATCATCGGAATTACCACTACCATTTACAATCGTAGTATTATCTTTACCAATCGTAACCTTTTCAGCACTTCCTAACATATCTAAAGTTGCTTCTTCTATATTCAAACCAAGTTCAGATGTAATAAATGTTCCACCTGTTAAGATTGCTATATCTTCCATCATTTGTTTCTTCCTATCACCAAATGCAGGTGCCTTTACAGCACATACCTTAAGAGTTCCTCTTAATTTATTTACTACAAGTGTTCCAAGAAGTTCTCCCTCTACATCATCAGCAATGATTAAGATTGGTTTATTTTGACCAGAGATTCCTTCTAATAAAGGAAGGATATCATTCATAGATGATAACTTACCATCATATAATAAGATGTATGGATTTTCTAATTCACAATTCATTTTCTCAGGATTAGTTACAAAATGAGCGGATTGAAATCCTCTATCAAATTGCATTCCTTCTACAAGTTCCATTGAAGTTTGAATACCTTTTGATTCTTCAACTGTGATTACACCATCAGTTCCAACTTTTTGGAATGCATCAGCGATAAGTTCACCGATTATAGAATCATTGTTTGCTGATATTGTAGCAATTTGTTTAATTTTATCATAATCAGAACCAACAACAATTGCTTGTTTACCAAGTTCTTTAGTTACAATACCAACTGCTCTTTCAATACCTTTTTTAAGTTCCATTGGGTTTGAACCATTTTCTACCGATTCAAATCCTAATCTAGCAATCTCTTGAGCAAGAACAGTTGCCGTAGTTGTACCATCACCAGCTTCATCTGCAGTTTTAGATGCAACTTCTTTAACTAACTGAGCTCCCATATTTTCAAATACATCTTCTAACTCAATTTCTTTTGCAACTGATACACCATCTTTTGTAATATGTGGTGTTCCACTTTGTTTTTGTAAAAGTACATTTCTACCTTTTGGTCCTAATGTAACCTTTACTGCATCTGCAAGTACATCTAATCCATTCTTAAGGGATTCTCTTGCTTGTACATCAAATTTTAATTTTTTTGCCATTTCTTTTTTTGTTTATTATACATTTGTTGCTTTTACTTCAAATCCACCATACTTAGTGTATTCTTCGTTTGGTACTCCAACATCTATCCAATCTTCACATCCTTTATTTCTTGAATCTGAATATACTTCCATTTCATATGCTTCTTCCATAGATAAATCATATACTTCATCTTCACCATAAACTTCCATATTAGTTTCATTAGAATAGAATTCTTCGTTACACCAAACATTATCTCCAAGATAATCTAAAAGTTCTTCTGGTGTGTTACCTTCATATGGTGGTTCACACTTTCTTAATTTTTCAACATCAACCTCAATTGGTTTTGTTGCTTCCCATAGTGTGTATCTTTCACACTTTCTTACATAAATTTTTTCACTCATTTGTTTTATATTTAATTTATTAATTTCAATTTTTGTACCATTTGGTATTATACTGACATATTGTCAGTTTAAAAGTTAAAGAACTTTTCAGCAGTTCTTTGTTCACTAATTACTTCACCCCAACCAATCGCATCATAGAAAACTTGAAGTTTATGTCCTAATTCTCTTTCAAAGATTTTATTGTGGTCAATGTAAGTAGCTAAAAAATCTTCTATCTCTGGTGGGTCATTATAACCTGTAAATGCTAATCCATCAATTCCTAATGGATTATCTTTAAGATATACCCATTTTACCTTATCACCATTTTTTAGTGGTTCATATTTGAAAGGAGCTTTGAAATGTTTTAAACAATCATTATATAAAATAGATGCCTTAACATGAGCAGGTGTTCCTTTCATCATTGAGAATCTTTCTCTCTTACCTTTCGGCATATACTTCTTAAGATTCTTTACTGCTGAGTTCTTTGCAATCTCAGATGTTGGTCTGTTTACCATATTCTTTTTGAAATCTAAAACATAATCTGAAATTTCTTCTTCTGTTTTACCCTTTAGAATATCAATAAGAACAGTACCCATACATTCTTGGAATGCTTTTGGAAATGATGAACGTTTAACATCTAATCCTTTTACATCTAATTTATCGCAAGGTACACCATTATCTGATATAATCCATTGTGCATATCGTTTCTTTGCTACCCACAATCCTGCTTTTGCAACATACTCTTTCTTAATCTCTAATCTATGTTTATCAACATCTACATTAAAAATCTTCTTAGATAAGATATCATAGAAATCATTGAGGTAATCTTGCATCTCTTCTGCAATATCATTTACATAACCAGCAATTGTATCTTGGTCTTGTTCCTTCCAATTAGGAATTCGTTTATCCATCAAAGGAACTGCTGAGAAGAATACAGAATCAGTATCAATGTATATGTTAGAATCCAAATCAGGATTACCAAGTTCCTTATTGTACTTGATGTTAGCCATATCAGCAGTTGATTTAATAACTGTTTGTCCTGTTGTGGTAACAGCGGTAGCATTATCAACATCATAGAACCTAAAGGCAGGAAGACCAAGAACACCATATAAAGAGTTAAGTAAAATCTTCTGAACCAACTGACGTTTGTGATAGAAGGCATATTTTTCTTTGTTTCCTGCTTTTCCATATTTTTTCATCTCATCTTTATATTCAACTCGTTTTTGAAACCACAAGTCAAGGATACCAGGTATACAACCAACTGTATCTGTTCTATAAAGTACACCATTAGATGCAATTGCGAATTTAGATTGTTCTAAATATTCTTTTAAGTTTTCTTTTGATATCGAATCTTCTCCGATATAATAAGTATCAACTTCTCCCTTTACAAATTTATTTGCATCCCAATCTTGAATCTTACCAATCTTAGTTTCAGGTGAAATGTTTACAGTCATAATAATAGAAGGATATAGTGATGTTAAATCCAAATCATAAATCCATTCATACTTACCAACGATTGGTGCTTTTACATAAGCTCCGATAAACTTCTCTTGGTTATTATCTCTAATAGCCTGCATTCTTTCTTGTCTATCCGCTGGTTTGTTTGGTGCAACTAAGTTTCTTCTTCTTAGATAAGTCAACATAGCACCCTCAAGATACTTTGATGAATAAACAAAATCTTCATATGGTACATGACCAGCATGACAGATACCTCTACATAAATCAATGAACTGAAGTTTCTTATCAAAATCTACAACAAGTTCAACATCCACTAAGTTATACTCAATGAACTTTTCAATATCATCTCTGAATAACTGGTCTAAGTTACCTTGGTATTCAATCTTACCTCTACCTAATTCTATTTTAGCAACAGTATCTAATCGATAGTTTGGAAGTTCACCATAGTTATAAATCTTGTAAAGTGAAATGTAATCTAAATAAGATACACCTGCCATAAAATATCTTTTACGATAAGGTGACCAAAAACATTGTCCGATTGGTGATAATCTGTTTGCTTGTTTCTCACCTAATAATCTTTTGATTCTATTATATAACATTGGTGTATCGAAATAATCAATATTCCAACCTGTAACGATTGATGGATTAATCATTTCATATAATTCCAAATACTTCATTAACATATCTCGTTCATCTTGAAATGGAAGAACAATACATTTATCAGTAGTTTTTTCTTTCATACCACCTTCCTTATCAACAACTAATACCCAATATTGGTTTGTTGCTGAATCATGAAGTGCAATTGAAGTTAACTCGTTTTTAGCTTCTTCGGGATTTGGTAATCCACTTAACATCTCACACTCAATATCATATGTAAGAATAACATGACCTGTTGATGCATCATCTGAATCTGAATATAAATCAACTAAAGCTCTAGTAGTTTCAGGTACATCTGATTCAAATAAATCAGGGTCATCCTTCTTAAACTTATAAACTTTAGTTAAGGTATCTCCATAAATAGATTTATACTCACCTCTCTGAACTTTCTCATATGCATATCTTGTATATGGAAATGCAGAATATCCTCTTTGGTCATCCCAAAGATGGATTAAATTTCTTTCTCGTTGATAATAAATGTTTTGATACAAATTCTACTGTTTTATTTTATTATACAAATATACGAATTATTTTTCAAATATCCAAATCGGCTCACCAAAAGTTTTATCTTTATTTTCTTCTGAGTTCTTTAAAGTTTCTTCTGAGTACTGATTTTGGTTATGTTCTGTGTTCTTTACTGTTCCTGCTCCACCACTATTAGGTCTTTTTGCCATTTCCATACCAATACAACCTTTGTAGGTTAATCCTTTTGATATTAAGAAATCTCCCATAGGGTTTGTAATTTCTTTCCAATCTTTACCACCTTTACCACTTGTGAATACATCAGCGATATTAATTGCCATTAAACCACCTTTTTTAATTGTTGGTATAATCTTTTCTAATGATTTATGTAGGAAATGTTTATTCCAAGCATCTATTTCTTTATATCTTATCCAACTTTGAGTATCATCATCACCATACCTTTCTACATTAAAGTAAGGAGGTGAAGTAAATACCAAATCAAAGTAATCTTGATAATCTGAATAATCAAAATCTTCTGCTGGTGATTGGTAAAAGTTTGTTTTAGTTGGGTTCTCAAAGAACGAAGTATGTTTTCTATAAAAATCAGCTTGTTCCATATAAATTGGATGATTCTCTTTACGAGGGTCTAACCCTACATAGTGTTCTATTGTTTCACTTGCAAATGCTCCACTTAATCTATCACCCCAACCCATTGAGAAATCTAACATAGTTTTACTACCTAGATATTCTGTAAGAGCCTTAGTAACATTTGGTTTGTGTTGAGAAGCAATATACTTTCTTAATCCAATCATTATTCTTAATTCCTTTTTACCAACTTGTGTTAGTTTTAAAGAATATGCCGCTCCCATTAAAGATATCATAAAAGGTCTTGTTCTCCAAGTTCTGGCCGGACCAGGATAACCTGATGAACATATACTCCATCGGTTTCTCTCTTGAAAGAAATTAGATGAAAGGTTACCTAAGTTATATCTTTTGAATAAAATCTGTTTTCCATCATATGTAAGTGGATATTTAGATTCTCTTGATTTTCTTGGAAACCATTCTTCTTCTTTTAATAACTCATTGTACCGAATACCTTTGAGTTTCATATAATCATCTCTGGCATCTTCAATGGTGTACTTATCTGTTGCATAAGGAAGTGGATACTTCATAAACAAATCAGCCAACATTTCCTTTACTTGGTCTTTTGGATATGATTCTTTTAAAGTTTCCCAATCCTCAGGTGATATGGTAGGATATTCTCCATCATAAGTTCCCTTTTCATATTTAGATAATATATCTTCTGCGTTTGTCATAAGTTGTTGATACTCAGTTAGTTATAAGTCATTGATACTCAGTTAGTTACTATATGTTTTTACTGCATTTCTATGAATTTCTAAAACTTCTTCTCTTAATAGATTTTCAGATTCCCATCCTTCTTCTTTTTCTTTTCTAAATTTATAAACTAAAGATAAAGTTTTACAAATCCATTCATACAATTCTCCTTTACTTAATTCTTCCCAAATTAACTTTTTTCTGGCTTGTGTTATTATATCTTTTACAGGTATAATATGCTCTCGTAAAAGTTCTTCTTGAATATAATTTGGCCTGAAATAATTTTCTCTATATTTTTGATACACCATAGTAGATACTGGAAATCTTAGATTAAATTTAGTTTCCATTTTACTATGAAGTTTTCTAAGAGAATCATTCAAATCATCATTATCAATTATATCCCCATCAATTTGAGCTTTTAAATTAATATAAAAAGAAGATGATAATTCTGAATAGTTATACATTTGGTTTTAATATTTGTCCTTCTTCAGTATTCTTTTGTCCAATAAATCCAGCAACCTTAATTCTTTCTTTTGAACTTGGATGAATAGCCGATAAACATTCATTTAAATTTTCCATCATAGTCTTTCTATTCTTATCAATATTCTTTTCAGTTGGTGTATGTCCTGAATGTATTCCTAAAAACAATATCCATTTGATAGTATCACCATTTAATATCTCTTGTTGAATTTGTTTCGATATGTGCATTACAAAACGGTCAATAGATGAACTATATATGTAAAATGGTTTATATAACTCAGTATCATCTTCAAAAACTTCTTGAGGAATTACTTTGTTTGAATCAGCAAATTTAAGTCCTCCATTAATAGTTTGTCCTTTCCATACTCCCTCACCATCATATATCGAATCAAACCACTCTGTGGCTTCTTCTGTTGTAGTTACAACACTACAAAATTTAGATGGTGTATTCTTACCGAGTAAAGAATTAATCAGTTTAGACCACTTTCTTACATCAGGTCTTTTCCCATATTCTTTTAAAATTGTTTGTAAATGTACTTCAAGAGTTACTCCCATCTGATTTTCACTAAGTTTGGAAGTGATTTCAGATTCTTTAAATCCTTCTTCTTCATACTCAGAATACAAATCATTCCAAGAATCTTTTGCTCTTCTTAGATTTAGTTCTATATCAGAATCTTTTATTGGGTTTTCAGTAGTTCTATCCGCTATCCTATTCTCAAGTCCTTTTAATCTCAGTTTAATAGCTTGAACTTCTTTATCTGATAAATGTTTATCAAATTTAACTTCAGCAAAAGGAGGATTATATCCTATTTCTGTTGATGAAAAAGCCTTAGTATGAAACCCTAAAAACTCTTGATACTTATTACCTTGAGAATCATAAGAAGTACAGTATAATCCTGCTGGATATTGAGGATTCCATCCTCCATCTAACTTAAAATCATTTTGGAATCTTTTTACAGCTTCCTTATAATCTTCGTTATTTGAAGTTTTTTTAGCTCTTACTGCATTTTTTAATCGTTTTACATCAGTAATGGAGATAAATTCAATATCTCCTATTGTAATCCTACCAGAATCTACAAATGCATCAGCAAACTTTGGTAAGAAATACTCTTCTTTTTTAAATTTTTGTACTATCATTATTTTTAGTGTGTTTTACGTTTAATTTTCGAGTGTATTATCACTCATTTACTATGTAAATATACGAAAATTATTTGAATTAGCCAAGCCTTTTCTTAATTATTTTCCTACATTCCAAAACAATGCTCCTTCTGAAGCATGTTCCTTTATAAATTCCCAAGCTTTACTATCATATGTAAGTGAAGATGGGAATGGAGGTCTTTCTACTTCTTTACATTCTTGGTTGAATTTGTATTTTGATAAGAATGTTTCAGCTCTACCCCTTTCTCTTTCTGTTGTGTTGTGACCAATTCTAACCCCATATACTTTGGCATCAGGCCACGCAAGTTGTAAACCTCTCGATAATACTCCACTACTCATTACAGTCCAAACCTCTTTAGGAGGTTCTATATCAAGTGAGAGGGCAGTATTTTTCATTGCCTCTATTATTATCGGGTGGTCACCACCAAATGGAATCAATTGAGAACCTTCATTCTCTTCAACATAATATCTTGCCTTCGCTTGAATATTAGTAAGATATCCCATTGGTACTTCAATGATATTACAACCTAAACGAATTGCCTCTGTTGTTAACCAATTATGTTTTCCTTTTGGAACAGTTACAGTTGCCTTCTTACCCAAATCATGACAAGCATATGCCAATGATAATTGAGCATAACCTTCTCTTGGTGAGGCATAAACCCATTCTTGAACACTAGGAAAAGATTCAACGAATACATTGAATGCTCTTCTCTTAGTTCCACCATCTAATAAATCATCTCTAACTACTTTAATACCATCGTGTTCTATAATGATGGGTTTAGGTAATTTAATAGATGATTCTCCAACTGATTTGAAATCAAAAAATTCTAACTCTTTCAAATGTGTGTCCAAGTTTTACGTTTCACAATCTCTTCAATATTCCATGTACTAACTTTGAAGTTTCTAGCAATAACATTTGTAGAGAATCCTTGTTTTGCTAATTCTCTTATCTGTTTAACTTGCTCTGAAGTTAATTTAGAACGAGGGTGTGATTCACCTCTCAGTCTATTACTGAAAAACCAAAGTTCATCTATATTCATTAAATTTATTTTCTTTGTTCATCTCTTTCAATCAAAGTACTCATATGGTCTGCAAAATGTAGAACATGACCTATATTACTTCGTTGAGCCTTTTTGATATCAAAGGTCTTTAGATATTTCATATTATCTTCATCGTAAATACCATCAGTAAGTTTAATTCCAAAGAATTCTTTTTCTGAGTATTTTAAATCATATTGAGATAATAGATAAAATGTTCTATCAGTATGAGTCATATAACTGATATCATCATTCCAAGTATAAACATCACCTCTATTTTTTCGGTGCCATTCTGATTCTTGAATTTTGTAAGCCATATTTCCTCGTTCACCTAACTTTCCTAAATCGTGGTGAAATGCTGAAAATAATAACTCTTCTTGTGTGAAATCCACAATACCACCAGCTTCTTTATAAAGTTTTAACATACGAAGTGAGTTTCTAGCCACATTCATAACATGGTCGATATACCCACCTTCATAAGCATTGTGGTAGTTTACATTTCCACTCGCTGGTGATAACATTAGGTTTGGTCCTAATTCTTCCATCGAGTACATATGGAGTAATTTTTCTAATCGTTCTCCATCAAACGATTTTTTAAGTGCCTCGATAAACTTATTATAGTTCTCTTCGAGTTGAACTTCATTGTAACGATTCATTTTAATTAATTTTATGTTTTATTCTACTCTCTCAATTGGTACTGTGATTAACACATAACTATCGGTTTGAGGATGTTTTTGTGTAAAATCACAAAATGTTTCTAACTTCATCTTAAATGCAGTTTCAACATCTATATAGTATAGAACTTGAGAGCCATCCATACTACTTAACTTTTTACTTTTGTTAAATGGAATCTTTGGAGTTCCTTTTAACTTTACTTCTTTGTCATCTTTGTGTACAAATTTAATTCCTGCCATATAATTTATTTATTTGTTATACAAATATACGAAAAAAAATCGATATATCCAAATTATTTACGATAAATTTTCATTTAAAGCATTTGTGTAAGCCAATTCTGATTGAACTCCTACCATTCTTTGTACTTCAACACCATCTTTTTCGATGATTACTGTTGGTACAGAACGTACATGATACTTTTGAGCCACTTCGAATTGTGAATCAATATCCACATTTTGAAAGTTAACACTTGAAAATTTAGTTTTAACGTTTTCCATTAAAGGTGTTAGAACCTTACAAGGCCCGCACCATTCTGCATAAAACTTTTTTACTTCTACCATTTTAATTTCTCCTTATTAATTAATTGTTATCCATCACACGCAACACAATCAGGGTCAACTGCTCTTGTTGCTATATCACCTCTAAGAACTGATTCAGTTCTCATATAATACAACGTTTTAATTCCTTGTTTCCAAGCTTCCATAGTTACTTGGTTAATCCATTTCGGTGATGCAATGGAAGGGAATGCTAAATTTAATGAAACTCCTTGGTCAATGTATTGTTGTCTTACACCAGCTTGTTTAACTAAATCCATTTGATTGATTTCTTTGAAAGTTCTGAAAACATCTTTAACAGGATAAATCTTATCTCTATCTCCATTTTCGATTTCATTACAAAGTAACATTTTACCATCTAAGTAACACCACTTATCAAGTTCTTTAATACCTTGAACAGAACCACCATCGGACATTATCTGGTCCCATGTTTCTTTATTATTGATACCTGCTTTTCTTAAAACCTTTACTAACTCATTGTTCTTTCTAATGAAAGTTCCTTTTGCAGTTTGTTCGGTGAATACATTCGCCGCCCAAGGTTCAATACCAGCAGATACGTTTCCAGCTAATTTAGAGTTACTAACTGTTGGAGCAACTGCTCTTAAGTGAGTGTTTCTAAATCCACTTTCTCTACACCAAAGAGGTTCACCCATTTCAGATGCCATATCTCTTGATGCTCTTTCTGATTCTATCTTTAACTGAGAAAAAATCTTACGAGTTTCAAATTGAGCCTCCATACCTTCAAATGGAACACCATTTTGTTGTAGGTAAGTGTGCCATCCTAAAACTCCCAATCCTAATGCTCTACCCTTTTCAGCAGATGCAACAGAGTTTTCGAATCCTCTCATATTTTTAGCCTTTTGAATAAACTCAGAAAGTACTCCATCTAAGAACCAAGTTGCTGTATAAACTAAATCAGTATCTCTCCACTCGTTGTATTTAGCAAGATTTACTGATGATAAACAACAAACAAATGAATGGTTCTCATCTGTATGTAAAGTAATTTCAGAACATATGTTTGTCATATGAACTTTTAATCCATTTTTTTTGTACATTTCAGGATTAGCTTTATTGATATTCCCTTTGTACATGATGTATGGTTCACCAGTTGCTTTTCTTTTTTGTAGTAATTTTCCCCACTTTCTTCTCGCATCAGGTTCTCCTTGTTCGAGTTTTCTCATAAACTTATCACCTACAACTGCACATTGATGTAAGTTAAGTGATTGTCTATTTACATCTCCTTTAGGTTCTCTGATTTCTAACCACTCTTCGAAATCTTGGTGGTCAATATTAAGGTTAACTGAAGCAGCTCCCCTTCTTACTGAACCTTGGTTAGTTGCAAGTATTGTAGAATCGTATATCTTAGCAAATGGTACTACACCATCAGATGTTCCATTTCCACTAATTACAGAACCGGCTGGTCTGATTTGGTTTATTCCAATACCAACACCACCACCATGTTTTGCAAGTAACATCAATTCTAAGTTCTTATTTCCAATATCATATATAGAATCAGCAACATCAATACCAAAACAAGATATAGGTAATCCTCTATCAGTACCAGTATTTGAAAGTACAGGAGTTGCAAGATTTAACCAACCTTTCCAAATATAATCGAAGAATTTAGTTGCCATCTGAGGTTTGTTTAACCTTTGAGCTACTCTTGTTGCAACTCTCCAATACGCATCTTTTGGTTTTTCACCTGGTAACAAATATCCTTTTGATATTGTTTTAACATATATTTCTGTATTTGCCCATGAAGGGAAATCTACATCAAGTTCCCAACCTAAATCTGCTCCGTAGTTTGTTTTTGCCATTTTATATTAAATCTTTTTTTATTTTTTCTTTGTAGGTGTTTTCATCTATAAAACTATAAGTTCCTAAAATTTCTTCACCCTTTTTAATTTTCCTAATTGCAAGACCAGTTAAACTATCAATATTACCTAAAAGGCCTTTAGTATTAATTAAAGACCTTGGGTTTGTAAACAAAAAATTAGAATTTTTTGTTAATATAAATCTAACATCAGAATCATCATCTATAATATCACTCCCAAAGGAACGAAGTATATAAAGTAATACATCTTCAGGAAGTTTTTTTGCCAGTTTTAGTTTTACACTATACCAACCTGTTTTACCTTCCCATTTTGGGAAAACTTCGTCTCCCTTTTCTATATCAGTTAAAGCAAATAACCCAATTCCATGAATTTTACTAGGTTTTGCACAACTTTTTATAGAGTTAGAAATATACTCAAGTACATTCATACTCTTAGTTTAAAATAAATCTCCCCAATCTTCTCCTTCATTAGCCTTGCTGTAATCAGTAGGTCTAACTGCAAAGAAATCAGTATGAGTTAATCCACCAGTTAAGTGATAGAACCATTCTAATTTTTCTGCTTTGTTTTTATCGAATTCAAAAATAGATTCATACCCTAATTCTTGTAGTTTAGTATTTGTTCTTGCCTTAATGAATTCTTTTAAATCTTCTTTTTCAAGATTTTCCAAATCTCCTTGTTCAAAAATCATATCAATGAAGTTTGTTTCTAATTGTACAATTAGTCTTGATGCTTCAATAATTGATTCTTTACATTCATCTAATAACTCAGGATATTCATCACACATATGTCTGAATAATTGACAACCCATCTTAGAATGTAGAGATTCATCTCTTACACTCCATTTCATTTGTTGTCCAATACCTTTTAATAGATTTCTCATTTGGAATGAGTAGAGTACTGCAAAGGAAGAGTAGAGCGATACTCCTTCAGCAAATGCTGAAAATATCGCTAAGCTCCTACCTACTTCCTGTCTTGCTTTTGGATTTGTTGCCAAATCTTCATGTTTCCATTCTGCAGTAGTTGAAGTAAGGAGTTCAAACTTCTCAGCAACTGCAGGTTCGTGCAGAAATGCTGAAAAGTCATCTAATCCTAATGTTTCATTTAAGTATGAATATGCAGTAGCATGAATAGTTTCTTGAGAACCGAACATCATAGCCATTTGTTTGATTTCGTGTTTCGGAAACCAATCAGTAACCATGTTAGTCCAATAATCAGAAACTGCACATTCAGTTTGAGCAAAACCAAGTAAGATATTCCCCACTAGATTTTTCTCAGCTGGGGTTAAACGTTCATTCCAATCCTTTACATCACCCTGCATCGGTATTTCTGTATGTAACCAAAATGCTTGTGCCTGTTTTAACCAACCTTCTGTATAGTAGATTGGGTATTCGAATGGTTTAAATGGAATTCTTTCTTGAAATAGTTTGCTCATAGTAACTTATTATTTTGATTCTTCTACTGAAGCTTTTCTGTAATCTGTTACTAGTTTCTTAACTTCACCAATTGCTTTTCTTGCTCTTGATTTAGCTGCTTTTGAACCACCATTGTGTTCTGTTTCAAATTGAACGAATAAATCTTTAATCTGTTCAAATAGTTCTTGTGAATTTGCCATAAAATATTTAATTATTAATTGTTTTGAAGTGACCAATCATTTGGTCGTGTTTATAATTATAGTATATATTGAAAAACGAAATGATTTTTTTCATAATTTTTTTATCTTTTTCATTTTGTTATACTAAGTTATTCTTTTTTAATGTGTGTTATAATTTTTTGATACACTTATCTAGTATATTTTTATTAGGTGTAGAATTAATATCAATCCCAAATTTGCCTGTATAATCACAAGCTAATTCACTCCATGTAGATAATGATGTTTTAAATAATTCTCTAGTATTAGATAAACAATACAGGTCTAAAAAGTTCTTTGTATGTAATTCTAATGGAATTTCCCAACTAGATAATAAATCATAAAATTGATTTTTAAAAATCAAATTATCAGGATATCTATCAATCCATCTTTGAAAATCATTATCGTGTAAATCATGAGAAATATAAAATTTTTGATTTGGACTTTTTTCTAATATCAAATCTATCTTTTCAAAATAAACTTCATCTTTAATAAAATCAAATTGATAAAATTTCCAAGCTGGCATATCTTTTACTTTTAATCTAATATACTCAGAAAGTATATCATGATTCCAACCTTCAAATAAATTTAAATCAATTGAATTTCCATTATTTATTTTTACACCTCTACCTCTTCTAATATGAATACCAATACTGTTCTTAACAATATCTCTTATATCTTTATTTATATCCTTATGCTTAAACTGTAAGTTATTAATAAATCTTTTTGTATAGTTTGATGAGAAATCAGAAATTTGTCTTTGTGTAAAATCTGTATAATAATTCTTATCTTCTAATTTTAACTTACCATTTACAATATCTTGAACCATTTCATCAGTAATTGGTAAGTATTCATCAAAGTTAATTGTATCTGTTCTTAATACTGTTGTATTTTCTAATTCAAAACAGTTATTGGTTTCAGGATTTTGTTGAATATCAATAATAACTTCAAATTTATCATCATGTATATGATTTATAATTTTTAGTAATTCCCAACACAATAAACGATTACATAATCCTGTATCATTTAATTGGTCTTCTCCATAGATTTCATCCAATGGTCTATAAATTCCTCTATTATTTAAATCTGCTACAACTAATTTCATCTATCCCATATTCTCTACATACTTTTTATGTAGAAGTTTTTTTGTTTCTAATTGTCCACTAGCCGATTGTTTTGTTGCAATCACACCATCTGGTGATGTTCCTTCATATACTTCAATGTAACCTGTATTGGTATTCATCTTACAAGGAAATGTTATTCCATCTGGTCCGAATCTGTTTTTCATAATGTGAGCTCTTGCAGTATCATTAAGTTTATCTTTTGATTTTCTACTCCAACTCATAATGAAATCGGCGTTCATTACTTTTGCATAAGAATCTGCAATCTTATCTGCCTCAATAACTTCGGAATCAATTGCTGAACGGTTGGTCTGAGATGCAGTCCAAATTGGTATTTCCAATTCACCACTCATTCCACGAAGGTCAATATAAACCCCTCCTTGTTCCGCATAAGTAGAGTCTGACTTATTCGAATGGGAGAGTAGAAGGTCGGCATAATCTACAATGATAACATCGGGTTTGTTATCTAACGTAACCATTTTCTCAATATGTTGCTGTAACTTTTTTACTGTAACACCCTTTGGAGGAAAATATTTTATCAATAATTTCCCATTAAGATTTGTAATTTTTGCTTTAACTTCTTCTTTCTTTTCCTTCAATTCTGTGGAAGGTATTTGTGTAAACACAGTATCATATCTAGCACCAACGTAGTGCTCTGATAATTCCATTGTGTAATGTACTACACTCAAACCTTTCCGAACAGCTTCTGCACCGATTGCGGTGAGAATCCATGTTTTTCCTACACCCGAAGGTGCTACAACTACTCCAAGTTCACCAGGTCCTAATCCACCATCCATCAGTGCATTAATTGGCTCCCATTTAGTTGGAACTGTTGTTCTATTTAGTTCTTCGGCTCTTAAATCAAAGTCCTCTATATAATCCATACCTAAGTTGGTTTCATTACCAACCTTCATAGCCGAATCTACTAAATCTTTTATTCTATCATACGAACCAGCTTGTAATAAATCTACCGATTGTAAGATTACTCCTTTTAAATTTTGATTAATACAGAAATTCTTAAACTCATCCTTTATATAATCTAAATCTACATTACCAATATTAGTAAAAACGTGTCTTAGTTGTTCAACAACAGTTTTCTTTAAAACTTCGTTATCTACTTTTGATAATTGTGATTTGAATACATCGAGTGTAGGAGGTTTTTTATATTCTGAATGATACTGAAGTATTTCTGAAACAATCCACTTGTTTGCATCGTTCTCAAAGAACTTTTGAGTGGTTATTTCTGAAATAGTATCTAAGAACTTGCCATCAACCAAAAGTGATGATACAACCTTCGATTGAAATGATTGTCCATATTTTGATAATGTATCTACTTTTTGTTCTTGCATTGACTCTTTTTTAAAACTTATACAAATATACGAAATTTATTTTTAATATCCAAATTAATCAGTAATTAAATTTCCAAATGTTATTTTTAACCAATCATTTATATCACCAAAACTACCCAATGATTTATATTTTAGTAATATTTTCATAAAATCCATTTTATTTAATGGTTTAATTGGTTCGTTAAACCTATCTAAAGTTTTCATTTTAATTTGGCCCGAAATATCAACATCATCTAACTGCATTAAATCTTCATTAAGTAAGATTTGTCTTTTAGATTTAAGTATATCTTTGTATATTTTTATTTTTCCTTTTGTTTCCTCTACTTTTACCTCAGCTAATTCTAATAAATCATCTACTGATAATTTCTTTTCTTCGGTAATTTCAGGAAATCTTTTTACTAGGGTTTTAATTCCACACCCATATTCACCAGGTATGTTATCTGATTTATCCCCATCTAATACTCTGTATAATAAAAGATTTTTAGATTCTATTCCATATTCTTCTTTTACCATTTTTGTATTATACATTTTCTTTTTAGTAGGTGACCAAACAATTGTAGTATCATTAACTAATTGAAGGAAATCCTTATCAGTTGACATTATCACCGCCTGTTCATCTTCTTTTAAAATATTTGTGGTTATATAAGCCATGATATCATCGGCTTCAACACCATCGTATATCATAGTTGTAAGAGGTAATCCATCTAACATTTCGTTTAACCAAACAAATTGTCTTTTCATAGATTCTCTTTCATCCTCATCGTTCATCAAATCAGCGTACTGTCTGTTAACTCTGAGTTTGTTTTTATCTCTTTGTGCTTTATAACCACTAAATACTTTTTTTCTTCTTTTAGAACCACCCTGTCCATCAAAAACTACAACAACACGAGATGGTTGAGTTTGCCTAATTGCATATCCAATAGATTTTAGGGCTCCTGTTACACCACCAATATGGTCTCCATCCTCATTCATAGTGGGGATAGATGACCAACATCTGATAAATGTATTTAACCCATCAATAATTAATACACGAGAATTCTTGTGTCTATTGATATTATTTTCTCTATCGGTCTCAACCGAATCTAATATGTTCTTGTAAAGTTCTTTCATTATAATACAGTTTTTCCGTCAAAGTAAGTTTGTAATGTTCCTATTCTATCATCTGCATCTACTAACTTAATCAGAGCTTCCTCTGCATTTTTGTAGAAATCTTCAGTAGAATGGTCACCAATACCAACTGCTTTTGAACCCAATAGTTCTAATGAAAGTAGAGCCTTTGCTTTATCAGCTTTGGCACTACTCATTAACATTTCATATAATTTTGCATCCATAGTTTTACTCGTTTATACCAGCACCTTTGGTATCTATTTCCATATTATCAATATCGAGAGTATCTCCTTTATATTGTAAGATTGTTTCTTCACATATCTTTTTATAAATTTGTTCTCTAAGTTCTTCATTCTCACCCATCAAAGGAATAAAATCTTTTGATTGAAATTTGAATTCTTCACCTGTTTCAGTATCAACATATGCATACCATGCACCAGCTTGTTTTACTAGTTTATTTTCTTTCATTACAGATAACCATGAACCATAGTTATCAATACCTCTATCGAAGAAAATTTCAAAATCAGCTGCCCTTAGAGGTGGGCCCATTCTGTTTTTTACAACTTGACAACGTACTTTCATACCAACTGTCTTATCCTTACCATTTACCTTCATCTTGATTTGTCCCATATTCTTTAACCTTAATCTTACAGATGCATGGAAAGCCAAAGCTTTTCCACCACTTGTAGTCCAAGGGTCACCGAACATAGCATTCATCTTCTGTCTTAATTGGTTAGTAAATACCAATGAGATTTTCTGTCTACCAATCATATTGGTAATCTTTCTCATTGCCTTCGAGATAATAATAGCTTTATCAGTAGCATATCCATCTTTCTTGTAATCTGCCGCTAATTCATTAGTTGTAGAAGCAGCCGCAACTGAATCTACTACTATTGTTACTATCTTATCTTTGGAAGTTTCTCTAACTTTCTCAATGATAGTTTCTGTGAAATCAAAGATTTGTTCAACCGAATCAGCTGTAACATAAAGAAGTTTAGAAACGTCAACACCGATTGCTTCTAAAAATTCTCTACTTACTGCAGTTTCTGTATCAATAAGAACAGCAACACCACCTTGTTTCTGTGTTTCCGCAAGGAGGTGTGCTGATACTAATGATTTTCCTGATTGTTCTAATCCTGTGATTTCAGTTATTCTACCAACAGGTAAACCACCATAAGGACGATTTGAGACAGCCACATCCAACATTGCACATCCAGTCGATATCCACCCATCTACATTTGTAGGAGCTTCATCATCATTAAGAAAAAATGCTACTTTGGAATCTTTCGATTGTTTGTTAAGTTCACCCGCCAGAATATCTGCCAAGTCAAGCTCTTTTGCTTTCTTTTTCGCCATTAAATTGGTTTTTAGTTGTTAAATAAATCATCAAATGCAGCCGCTACATCATCAGTTTTCTTCGATGAAGATTCTGTTGTTGTAGTTGGTGCAGGTTGTGCAACCGGTTTACTTTGTGATAAGGTAGATTGAGATACAGTTTCTTTCTCACCTTCTCCACTTGGGTTTAACCAACCTTCTAATACTGATTTTAATTCATCATAAGATAATTCAGAATATAAATCTGTAATTTCAGTTTGTGATTCTAAAAATTGAGTTACTTTAGCTTCATCCTCAGTAAGAGCTGATGCATTTGGTTTAACTCTAATAGTAGTAGTTGGATAAGTAGTTCCAGCTTCTTCTGCTGATTTGTACTCGATTGTTAAATCTCTACCACTTGTTGGGTCTGTAATATCTCCATAATCAGGGTCAGCAATGTAACCTAAGATTTCTTGATATACAGTTTTACCGAATCCCCAAAATCTAACTCCTTCACCTTCTTCTCCTCTTACGATAACAGGAACAAAAGTTCTCAACTTAGGCTCCATAGCCTTGGCTGCTTTCCAATCTTCTTTATCTCCCATTCTTTTTAGTTTATCCGCAAACTCTACAATAGGGTCTGGTCTACCAAATGATTGTGGTGATAAATAAGTTTTGTTGTTAATGTTATAGTGAAAGTACAATTCGATGAATGGATTATCTTTTTCGAATTGGTAAGGAACGATTCTCACTTGGTGCTTACCAGGTGTTGGTTTCCATAATGAGTCTGATTTCCTTTGTGTGTTTTGTAGTTTGTTCAGTCTACCTCTGATTGCGTTAATGTCTAAAGCCATGATTTTTACCTTTTAGTTTTAATTAATTTATTTTTTAAGTTTAAGTTTTGAGTGCTAAACTTATTAACACTCGGTGTATATATAAATATAAAGAAATCATAAAAAACACCGAATTTTTATAATTACTTATTAACAATTTACTTAGCCCATTTCCCACTTGAAACCAACTGAGCAATGATACCATATACTGATAAATCTTGGAAGGTATCTTCACATGATTCACCTATATTATCTTGTTTACCTAATACAACTAATTGTTTTAATCTTTGAATCTTATCATTCATTCTAAACCAAAGACCTGTAAGAGATACTTTCTTTTCATCTTCAGTTTCTAAATTACTACCAACAGAAATATTATCTGGTCCATAGTTAGATTGTTTTAAACAAAATAATTCATATTGTGTAAACATAATTCTTTTAAACTCTGCCGTCATTTCAGGCCATTGTTTTTCCATTTCTTCTACAACCTTTGGGTTATCATATTGTAAAACCTCATCATATTGGGGTTCTACCTTAATTGGATTAAAACTGTGTTTTTTACTTTTAGTACTTAATACTTTTTTTCCTGCCATTTATTTAAATTTTAATTTTGTTATACAAATATACGAAAGTTTTTTCAAACTTCCAAGTCTTTTTTAATTTTTTTTTTTATTATATGAATAATTTATAATCTTTTTCGTAACTAATAGCTTCAATCTCATATGGGTGAGTTACATAATCATATCCCATATTGTAATATCTTTTAAACCAAGATGGTGATTGTAAGTAGTGAATGTATTCGTGGATAAGAGTTTGAATAACCATTTTCTTAGATTTCATCTGTGGATAGTAAACTGTGATTTCGTTCATCATTGAACAATACTCAGCGTGACATTTATCTTCCTCACCTTGAGCACCTTCTTCACCACTATATTTTTCGTAGATGTTTTTGTGAAGTTCAACATATGGAGTACATTCTTGGAATTTAGAGAATCCATAGTGTTTCTCTATCTTTGGAAACACTTCATCGATTATTTTTAATACTTTATCTTTCAACATATCTTTCTTATTTACTATGTAAATATACGAAAAATATTTGAACTATCCAAGCAAAAAGTGAATTATTTTTTGTTAAATTCGATTACCTCGAAGATTCGTGTAGAAATTTTCTTAGTTCCTTCTACATTGGTAACGATGATTGAATTTTTGAATTTATTCCAATCTATTGCAAACTTTTTATCCAATACACCACCATTTTCTTCCTTAACTAATTCGTTAAGTGCATTAATTGTATAAAGAGTATTAGATTGTTTTTTACGATGTACTAAAATAGTATCATCTAAAGGTCTATCTGGTTTAAATGATGTATCTATATTATATGTAATAAATAATTCATCTAAGTTTCCTTTATTTTGAAGAACGTAAATATAGTTATAGACAATATGATATGTCTCCCTAATTAGTTGTAAAGATTCTTGGAGTTTTTCCTTTGTTGTGAAAGTACATAATAACTGTGTTTGCATAACTACCTGTTTAAATCGATTAGTTGATTTAACACATATAAATATTAAAAATTAAATGGAAAATGTTAAAATATTAACAAAAGGTAATGTACATCTGATTAGAGTTATATAAGAGGGGTTATAATATTAATTTTCCCCATAAATAGCTACTAAGTTATTCAACTCTTTTTGTCTATTTTCTCTTTTCTTACCTTGTATATTTGGGTCTGCTAGTTGAACCTTTAATATTTCAATTCTTTTAGTATCTAATTGTTTGTTCATTTCTTTTCTTGCTTCATCAATCACTTCTTCTTGATTTTTATCATCTTCCAATGAACTACCAAAGTAACCAAATTTCTTAAACTCTTCAATGAGATATTCGTGGTCTTGTCCTTTACTTCTTCTTTTTGCACCACCCCTACTTCTACCAGCTTGTACATATACAGTTAAAGTTTTATTGAAAGGTTCTTGTTTGAAATCAATATCTTCCTTATTCTCAGGTAACTCTACTCCCTTTTCTTTCCAAAATGCCTTTACTTTATCATAATACTGTGGGTCTGCTGGAATTCCCTTTGATGGGTCTCCTCCTTCTAATTCAGTAATTGTTTTGGCATCAGGATGATAAAAATTATGAGCTTTCATCATTGCATTAGTTTCAGTACTATCCGCATTTCTGATACCATATTCGTTATATGGTGGATTATCTCCTCTACTAACTTTATCAGCATGATGTTCTCTAATTAATTTTTTTCTTAAGGTTTTATACTCATTCTGTAATTTCTTTTCCTCAGGATTCTCTGCTAACTTTCTTCTAATTGAATTTAATAAATCATTATCTATCAAATCACTCTTGAATTGATTTACAGGACCTGCCATTAAATCCATATTAGTATCAGGGTCATCATACTTAGCTTGTAATGGTTCTAAATCCTTTACAATATTTTGTTCTCTTTCACTTAGTTCATCTTTTCTCTTCTTCATTATCTCTTGTAATGAATTTCCATCAGCTGGTTTTTTAGCCTTAAGAGATAATCCTTCGTACTTACCTGATTCTACAATATCAGATTCTGCAGTTGTAAATGGTAATCTATGGTCTGGTTCCATATGACTTAGAGGTAATGGATTACCTGTTACAGGACTTTTACAATCATTTTTCAAATATAATTTTAGAATCTTTTTTGCTCTTATATATCCTGGTGAGTTTTTATCAATACCTGGATACCCATCCTCACCTTTTTTAAGTTTAGTAACTTTCGTTAAGTGTCTTGGTACTGCTCCTCCTGCAGAGAATTTTTTTAACAATTTACCAAAATCAGATGGTTCTAACTTTTCTTCGAAATAATCCATTGCAGTATCAACTTCATCATCAGTAACATTTCTCTGAATGATAGATGGATGTACATATGGTTCTTCATTGAATTCCTCACCTTTTTCAAGTGCCTCTTTTCTTCTTCTATCTTGAACCATTCGTTTTTCAGTAAATTCTTTCAAATCCTTAACATCTTGTACTGATGGTGAGTTTGAACCTCCACCAGTTTTCAATCTAACTTTATCGTAATTTTCTTCAATAAATTTTAAGTTATCAGATAACTTTTCATTTACTTTTATTATCTTTTCAGTACTTCTTTTACTACCAACTTCAAAAGTAGATGTATCTGGTTTTTCTTCAGAATCACTACTTGATTTATCTTCTTTAGATTTCTTTACCCTATCTTCAAGTTCTTTAGATTTCTTTGCATAATCACTACCAGGTTTCAATGCACTACCTTGTGTGGGTTGAGTATCATCGGTAGTATCATCTGAATTTCCTTTTGGGGAATCAATTTTTTTCTCAGTTCCTTGAGAACCAACTTCTTTATTTATTGCATCTCTTTCAGGTGTACCATCTTTTGGTAACATTTTTTCTGCAGCTATTCTACCTGGTGAATCTTTTGGTGAAGTTAATAGATTTCCAACAATACCTTCTTTCTCATTACCATTTTTATCTTTATACTTAACGGTTCTATTAAGAATTGGATTTTTAAATTTTCTTGGGTCTTCAGTAAGAAATTCAAAGATAGTTTGTTTTATATCATACTCACCCCACTCTGAAAGGATTTCAGACATGATTGATTGGTGTTCTTTATTTTCTACATCAGGGATACCTACCCTATATGAGAGTTCTCTTACTAACTTATCTATTACTTTTTTATAATCCATCTATACTATAAATATTAAGGTGCCGAATTCTTATATGTATGGTCACTTGGTAGGGAACTTGTTAATCCCCATTTATGTGCAAGATATCCTTCTGCTTTTATAACATCATCTATATTTGTACCACCACTACCAGGAACTCCTGCTACATGGAAATACTCTGCCATTCTACCATTTAATTTTTTACCTGTACGATTTCTCATCATTCTAACATCTGATACATTTGAAGTCATAGAATTACTATAAGAATGAGTAGATGTTCTAAGTGTACCATTTAATCTACCAAATATTTGGTTACCTGTTTTATTGAATACAAGTGATACGAGTGTCCAAGTATTTGATGATATACTTACTGTAAAATCATTTTTAGCAACACCACTAACGATAGTATTTGAACCATCATAATCTATTTCACCAAGCCAACTATTTGAACCACGAGCACTTAGTGCATAAGTTCTTGTACCATCTGCACTCCAAAATGAATCTTTTGTACTATCAATATTATGCCATTCAAATACACCAATAGCCCAATGATTACCACTACTTGCCCATGGACCTGAATTCGTTATTAAACTTTCACTTCCATTAAAATCCCAAACATTCAAACTATTTAAATCATTTGATACTCGTGTTGGTGTACTATCAATAGTAACACTAAAGTTACCTGCTTTATCAGTTACAGTATTAAGAGTTGTTCCACTTAATGTATAACTTGTTGTATCTGATGCATCTAACCACAATGCTGTTGTTATATCTGAACTTGGTGACCAAGGAGTTGAAGCACTACCTGTTGGCCAGATGTGTTCGTTATTATAATAAACACCATCCACCGAAACATTATTAAAATTAATGCCTTGTGCAGTATTAATTCTTCTATCCATTATTATCCTTGTATGATATATAAAGTACCACTAACTGGTGTAATTGCTTGATAAGAAGCAGTTGTCATCACTTGTATCGTATCTACTGTTGATGAACTCACATATCCTAAACTTGCTATCTGATTTGAACCACTAATGATATTACTACCATTTGTTATTTGAGTTGAACCACTAATAGTACCACTTGGTAATTGTGCCGCAACTGAACCTGAAAGTATTCCACTACCATCTGTGATTTGAGTTGAACCACTAATTACTCCATTTGGTAATTGAGATACGATTGAACCACTTAATACACCAGTTCCATCTAAATTTCTTAGTACTGAACCACTTACTACACCATCACCTGTTGTGTTTAAATATTTTGAATCAAAAGTTGTCGTAGTAGCCGCAGAATCAACTATCCATGTTGTTCCATTATAACGATAAACCGTACCATTACTTGCAGTATGGGTTTGTCCACTTGATGCTCCATCAGGAAAGTTGAAAGCCATAATTAAATCTCCTCTTTAGTATAAATATTAATTAGTACACTCTACCTCATATTCTTCCCAACCTTGTGTTGGTGAAGAATTTGGAAATACAAACTTTCTACAAGTTCCATCTTCTTCAAAGTAAATTGTTTTACTCATATGAGTTGGAATATGTCCACCTGATGGTAGAATTTCATATCCATCTTCCCAAATTAGTTCAACTATAATTCTTAAATTTTGTTCATCATCCCATTCTCTTTCTTGTTCTTCTAATAATCTCCACTCACCTCTGTTTAGATATTGGTCTTGTAGAGCACAATTTAAAAACGAAAATGTTTGTCGTAGATTTTCTTTAGAATCCGAATATGTTGCTGCTGGAGCAAGATGTCCTTTATCCCATACATTTGCATAATAATCAGCATTGTCTGAAGTATGATAATCTGATTCTTTATAAAAGTTCATTGAACCTCTATCAACATTTTTTGGTCTATTAGTAGATGTATAAATCAATTTTACTGGTTGTTCTTTTACTTCATTGTACCAAACTTTAAAAACTTGGTTTTCAACAATCACCTCTTCTCTTAGGTCTTGTGCAACGATTTGTTCTGCTTCACATCCGAACATGATACATGAGAGCAGTAATATTTTAAATAATTTCATATTTTTCCTTATTTTTTAATGTATATATAAATATTAAACTTTTCCATAATCACTACCCCAATCTGCTTTGACACGAAATCCATAACTTTCGAGAACGTATTTACCAAAATGAATGATTTACTTTATTTTTTGTTTTTGATAATGATTTTACCATATGTTTAGATATTTCATCCATCCAATCATTTTTACAGGCAGTTCTATAAAATCGATTATGTTTCTTAGAAAACTCATAACGAGTTTTACATTCTAAAGCTGCCGTTCTACAATTTTCTTTATTGTTGTAATATTCTTCTTTTAGTTCATTTGATGTTTTGGGAAAAGCAACTTTTAATAAACCATTTCTGTTCAAACATTTAAATCCACCGCTACATGCCTTTTGAAACTTAGAGACTAAAGTATATTTTTTTGCTTCTTCCAATGCATTTTCAATCGTCCATCCTCCTATGTACCACTTGCCATCGGTTTCTGATTTTAATTTATCAACAATATCATCATATATACCCATTTGATAACACGTCTGAATACAGTTTGAATTCGTAGCTTTATAAAATTCAGTCATAGAACTACACTTAGAAACAATATTCCAAATATTTTCTTTAGTCCATACTGACCTTTTTCCACCAAGTGAACCGGCTGGTGCTGAATTTAACATTGTATATCCTAATGATTCATAGTGGTTCATCCACTTATCTTCATACTTAGGAGTATTCTCTTCCTTAACAGGTCTTTTGGTTAAAATTTTAAAAATAGGCTGTTCACCTGTTTTTTGTATATGATTAAATACAGGACCTTTTTTAAGATGGTAATTATACCTTCGTTTCCAATTACAACTTTGACCAACATAGGCAGACATATCACTCCAATAAAACACATAAATTTGTCTTGGTTTATTGGTGGCATGTCTTTTCATATGAGAAAACAATTCATCTTCCCATCCGTTTTTTCGTATTGTATTATAAGCGTAAGGACATTTTTCAGAAATTTGAGTTCTCGTATTATATTTTAGAGCTTCTTCTCTTGCTTTTTCTTTATCATCAAAATATCCATCAGTATATCGTGTGTTACCGCTTGGGGTTGTCCATATCATATGTTGAAGTAAATCATCCCAACCATCCCTCTGAATAACTTTGTAAACTTCTTTTTGTTCTTTATGGAAAATTCTTCTATCATTATAACTTAATGCAATCGGTTTACATTTTTCATATGTCCAATATCCATTTGGTTTAAATATATACTCCATATGAGATATACACTCTTTCCAAAACTCTTTATCTTCATTAGAGCTGTTTGGTTTTATGTAACCTTTAGCGCATTTAAAAATAGCTGGTTCATTGTTAAGCCAATCTCTTTGATTTTTCCACTTACGAGCAGATTCTGATATTTCTTCTTTGGTATATCGTTTTTCGTGATTTGATTTGGCCATATGTTCACATATGTCATCCATCCACCCTTCATTTAATGCTTTATGATATTGACCGTTTGAATTGTTCTGAAAATCTACTCTTCTGTTATATTTTTTAGCTTCTTTAATACAATCATCTTTTGTATATGGTCGATTTATAACTCTAATCAAATGAGATGTTAACTCATCAAACCATCCATTTGTTCTTAATACATTTACTACTGAAGTTCCCTGTAATTCATTTAAATAAACCATTTTAGAAACTTCTTCTTTACATCGTTCATATGTCCATTTTGGATTTTTTTTTGAAAATGGTTGAGGCCAATGAGATAATAACTCATCCCAACCCTTCTTTTTTATTTTCATTATAATAGCTGGGTCGTTTTTGTTTAAAGATGTAAATGAATTCCATTTAGAAACCTCCAACTTACATTGTCCATACGTTAGGGTTCTTTTATTTTTTCTCTTAGGTAACATTATCATATCTTAAACTTTTCCATAATCACTACCCCAATCTGCTTTGACAGGAAATCCATAACTTTCGAGAACGGATTTAACTAATTTAATAGTTTCAACCTCAGAATCATCAAATTCAAATAAAAACGAATCATAAGTGTATAATATAGGAAGAGGAAGTTGTAACTTCTTAAGTTTACTCAGTACCTCAATGTTGAACTCAGTTTCAGTCGCTTGAAGAATATAATTAAAGAACTTTTGAGAATTAGGT